GTAATATATATATATATATATATATGAAAAAAATAGTTATGTTTTCAAATTGTGCAGGTAATATAATTAAGAATATGTTTGAAAAACATTCTTTTACAAAAGATAAATATTTTATTCATTATATTACTAATTATGAAAATTTAGATAAACAAAATATTGATGATTCGCATATATCTTTATTAAATAGTTGTGATATATTTATGTATCAACCATTAAATCAACCTTACACAACAAGTGAATACGATATAACAAATATAAAAAAATATTTGCATGCTAATACAATTATACTTAAAATTAACTACTACCGTTTTAGAGGGTTTTGGTATAATTCTGAATATAGACCATATGATAATTATAACAATTATACATTTTTAAATAGCAATTATTATGGTATTCATGATAGTTTTATGAATTTTAATACAACCAATAAAAATGATATTATTGATAAAATAAATAATATAGAAATTCCAAGAGATGAATTATTACTATTCTTTGATAATGAACTTACAAAATTTAAAATAATAGATGATAATTCAGATGTTGATATGTTTAAATATTTTATAAATAATTATAAAATAAAACAATTATTTCACGACCCATTTCATCCTACAAATTTATTTTTTTACGAAATATTTCGTCAAATTATTATTAAATTAGATAATTACGAATTAAAATATGAAGATTATGATTTTATTGATTTATTAATTGATATTGAAATGACACATTTTGCATTACCTATTTTACCAGTTGTAAAAGATATATTAGACATAAAATTAGGAGAATATTTTTATGTTTTTTGTCCACCTGATTACGCAGATAAAAAAATTTACATGAATATATATGATTACTATTACATTAGATTATCACATCAAAATTTTAAAAATTATTTAGATAATTTAAAATAATCGGCGTTTGAAATGTAAAAAGGTGTAAAAAGTGGAGCAAAATTCCACTTTACACTTTTTTATTTATCGGTAACCTTGTCCTTAAATCTTTACAATTGCTTATCATTATAAATGTTCAAGGGTGTAAAATGCTGACTTTCAGTGTAACTACCTAGTAATGAATGATACAAAACCTGCAAGTATCTTAATAGAACAATTCTACAATTTCTATAGTTTTTTCTGTAGGATTATCTATCCAGTATTGAATTTGTTGTTTCAATGCTTGTATTCGTTCTTCCCACGCAGGTTGTTTATTTTTTGGAATTTTCATTACACCTAACTTATTTAATTTCCAACAAGATTTTATTAATATACCTTCTTGATTAGTATACGCATCAGGATTAAACCGAATAAACACAATGGGTCTATGTTGTAAATCTTGTGAAAGTTCCATCAATCGTTTATTTTCACAATTGCAGTCATAATTTGTATGTTTATTTTCATCAATTTCCGTTATTATTATATGTGAACCCATATCTAATAATAGATCAGGTCTTCTTCTGGAACAACCATCTAGGATTTTTTTATCTGTAACCCAGGTAAAATTTGTAAATGTTTGAGTAATTCTGTCAACAACATCTTTTTCTTTCGTTTTGTAATTACGCATTGCAGGTTTTGATTGATTTTCAGGATTGTTTACAAAACATGCAACGCAATAACATTCATACTTTGGATTGCCTATCGTTTCACACCAAGAAGATTTACACAAATACCTTCCATCACATATTTTACAATAATTTTTTCGTTTTTCATGTTCACAAAACTCACTTCCTTTGCAATCTCTACATCTATCTCGCCTTTTTTTATGAACGCATATATTATTTCCACTACATTCTACACACTGGTGTTTTTGTTTTTTATGTAAACATATTTGAGAACCATTACATTCTATGCAGAATTCTTTACGAATCATATGTTTACATAATCCATTTCCTCCACATCCTTCATTACAATAACGTTTTTGTTTATCATGTATACAAAAGTTAGAACCATCGCACAATTTACAATTATACTTACTTATATTATGTTCACAAATTTCACTTCCACCACATTCTTTACATCTTACTTTCCGATTTCCATGTTCACAAATAAGTGAACCATTGCATTCTTTACAATTTCTTTTCAATATATTATGTGGTTTGCATCGATTTGATCCTTTACACTCCATACAATCATATCTTGATTTTTGGTGTTCACATATTTCACTTCCACCACATTCTTTGCATCTATATTTTCTTTTTCCATGTTCACAAAGGCAATTACCTCCGCATTTTTTGCAGTAATGTTTTTGTATTCCGTGCTCGCATTTACTCATTATGATAATTATATAAATAATTTTTATATTGTTTAGGAGTATATAAAAATCGGTATTTAAAAATAAAAAACGTGTAAAAAAGTGGAGCAAAAATCCACTTTAAAAAAGTGGAGCAAAAATCCACTTTAAAAAGTGGAATAATATATTAAACATAATAAAATATAAAAACTATCGCATTTTTTAATATATGAATAAAAAACCGATTCAAGCAGTCGCAGTATTTACAGACAAAAAAATCAAAGGAATTGTTACTTTTACGGAAGATTTTAAAGCAAACGACGTTATCGTTGACATTCAACTGACCGGACTAAAAAAAAGCGCGAAACAAGGTTTCCACGTTCATGAGTCGGGCGATTTGAGTGATAATTGCAAAAGTATGTGCGCTCATTTTAATCCGCACAAAAAAAACCATGGGTGTCCGGGAATGAAACAAAGGCACGTAGGCGATTTGGGAAATTTAAACACAGACTCGCAAGGAAATGCTAATTATCAGATGAGAGATAATGTAATAAAATTAAGGGGAAGCAAAGAAAATATAATTGGTCGAGGATTAATTATTCACGCAGACGAAGACGATTGTGGTCTAGGGGGATTTGAAGATAGTTTAACAACTGGTCACGCCGGTGAACGAGTCGCGTGCGCAGTTATTGGGTACTCAAAAATTAATTTTGGATGCTAGTTCTTGTTTCGCCCATACTTGCAATGCTGTCTTTGAGAGAAACCCTTTGGACGCTTGCAATTGATGCTTTTTTTGTATTTCATTGACCATTTGCCGCCCTTTTTCCCACGACTTCTTCTTTTCTTAGTTGCACGTTTTCTTCTAGACCCTCCATCCTGTTTTTTTTCTTTGCCCATTTTTTCTTGCAACCATTCTTCAAATGAATCTAGCGTGCGAAGCTTTGTTTTATCAATGTTTTTGCAATCTTCGTAATCTTCCACTTTTCCATCTTTAATATAACGCATGCATGGAAATCCTGACGGAGATTTGCCTATTAAAGATCCAACATCTCCAATAGATCCCTGTTCAATATCAACTATAGAAACGTTATCATCGTCTTCATGTTTTTTTTCGAATTCATACCATTTGGGTTTTGTTTCATTGCAAGGACCACAACCATTCATGTAAATTAAAAGAAATACATGTTTTCCGTCCGCAACCGCGCTTTTAAGGATTTCAACTTTATCTTTTTCTGATTTCATATATTTTAAGTATAGAAAATATTGTTATTATTAATTTTAATCCCTGTCTAATATATATAATATATTTATGTCGCCTCTTTTATTACTAATTGTTGTTGTATTTTTAGCAGGAATATATTTTTGCGCAAAACCCGTTGAAGGTTTTATAAACTCGCCTGATTTAAATAGGTGTCCAAATATTTTGATACAAAAGGACGCGAATTTTTATTTGTATAACTCTAAACTTGCAAAAATTCCTGGAGTAAATCCAGTAGAATTCAACAATTTAGAAGAGTATACAGAATTCTTGGATTGGCAAAGAAGTCAAAATATACGATGTCCTGTTTTATATATACAGCAAACGTACGACGCGCAGGGAAATCCAGTATATAAAGTAAGACCCAGTCCAAATGACTTGCAGGGTGGTCTTCCTCCGACTGCGCCGTATGGTAAACCTCCGAATCCAACTCTATTAGTTGATGCGACTCAGAGCGATAGACCATACAATGTAAATTCATATCCCGCGTTCGATAGTACATCATATTATGTTGGAACAACAACTCCATTGGATGATATGAATACAATTCAAGAAAATCAAGGGATAAGCCCAGATCCGATGGACCCGAACTGGGGTGGAGTCGAATATACCCAGTCTTTGGTAGATCAAGGCTACTACGCTGGAAATGAAGTTTAATCTTGCGTAAAAATAGACTTTCAAAAATAAATATACTTCCTTTTTATGAAAAAAAATAAAAATAGAAAAATAAATTTTATTCATAAAGTAATAAAATTTATTCTGCGCTAACATTTAAGTTCAGCATCTTTCACCATAGTAGTAGTCTCCATACTTTCTCTTATTCCAGTTGCGAACGCGGTTATTTTGCAATCCTGCCGACAATAACTCATAGGCCATGAAAGATTTTTTGCATGGCCCTCCGTTAAAGATTTGAGTTAAGAGATCATTACGAAAGGCGACGGGTCCGGAAGGAGCTTGATTGTTGTTGCGAATACGAATAGTAGCGCTATTCCAAGGCATTTTATATTATAACACATTATAAAATAATATTCAAAATTAAATAATTCTCTAAATATTATTGACTATCAATAAATTTCATTACTCCATTCAACGCACTTTTTGCAGTGTGCATAGCATTAATAGATTCTAATAATTTTGCATCAAGAGGGTCTGTTGCGTTAGAAATTTGCGACAATATGTTAAGATTATATACGTCTTCTAAATTAATAATAAGATTTTCATAATCTTTTTTATTATTCGAAATTGAAAGATTTTTTTGCAATGTTTCTGCATTTTTTTTTAAAACCATTGCCGTTGTGGAAACAGAATCAGTATTGCTAGACAATAAACTTGTTTTTTTTGTGGAGCTAGATTTGGAGTCAGAAGAGTTTTCTAAACCTTCAAAGAAACTGGTTTTTCTTATAGAAACGAATACTAAATAAAATAATAGAATAATAACAGCAATCACGATCAATGTTTTAAAAAAAGTTTCTGACATTATACATTATACTTTCAATAAAAATTTTGCTAAATTTGCTAAACTTGTCTTGTTGATTTTTCTAGTTTGATTTTTGGTTGTAACATACGTGATATTCTTTAAACATTCCGTTCCGCCCTCTTTCAACTTGTTTGTCAAGTTATAAATGCTTTTAAATTCATTTATTATTGCCACTGCTGTAGTAGAACTTATTCCAGGAATTTGACATAACATGATTTCATCAATATTTTGAGGTGTAATATTTTCTTTCTTCACTTTTTTAATAACACTTACATAGTCATCAACTTTTGCGCAAGATTGATCTAGAGCATCTTCTGAATTTCCGTCCAAGTTTTCATCTGTATTTCCTTTCGAACCTTGTTCCGCCTTTTTTAAAATCGGAGAATAATATGCTTTTTTATTTTCACTTTCGCATTTTCGTAATTTATTTGCGCTGTTGCAAATGAAAAGTGCAGTTTCTTCAATATTCATAGTTCGTATTACTGAGAATCCTTTGTAGTAATTAAGTGAAAATATTGCGGAAAAAATGGTAAGTTTATCCGTCTTGTCCGTAAATTTATTTATCCTGTTTATGTCGCCTTCTATTAAATACATAATATTATGATTCGGTGTTTCAAGTCCATTTAAACGATACGATTGTTCCTCGTACCGCCCATCTTTAATGCTTGCGCCTAAATCGCGCAACGACTTTCTCTCAATAATTAATTTTTCTGATCCATCGTTTTCTAAAATAATATCGCCAAGAGGCAACGTTTCGACGACAACGTTTATATCCTTATATATTGGGAGCATCGCTAAAAAGGATTTAACTTGTTCGATAAGGTCCCTCTCGCGTACGTCGATTTTTATCATCATTGTGAATAATTTAATAGAGAAGTTATTAAATTATTTTTGCTAGAATATATATTTCGTCGCTTAACCCATGTTTCCTCCAATCGTAGCTCTGTATCCGTATTGTTGTGTCTGGATAGTTCTGCTAGGAATGCAGAGAGGAGGGCGACCATCGCGCCACTGAGTGTTCACGCCGCGAATGAGGTTAGGGTTTGACGACATAAAAAACCCAATTCTGGAGGAAAGACCTGCTTTTTTTGCGGTGCCGCCGCATGTCGGTTGATTTTGCATTGCGGTTGACTTGGCAATACGAGAACCAGAATAGTATACCATTTTATATATACTATCAATATTTTTTTATTTCTAAATTTTAAAATTGTAGCTCATTGAAAGTATTTCTAAAGTAGAGCAAATTTGTTATATTTGTTAACTTTACAACTAGCCATGCAAAGTCAGGATTTAGGACAATTTAAAAAATTTATTGTCGATAATAATATTGTAGGAACGTCAGTTGGTGTTTGTGTAGGTTTAGCCGCAAAAGATCTGATACAATCTATTGTTGGTAATATTATAATACCCGCTTTACTTATCCCGTTGCAAAAATTTCACATTGATTTTGTAAAAAAATATTTACCAAGTAATGGAAAAAATTCTTTGGACGTTGCTTCCTTCATAAAACAGGCTGTTACTTTCACCTTGGTTATTTTAACATCATTTATATTTATTAAAGTTGTATTTGGATATTTATTAAAAGTTGATGATGTAAAGCCGGGACGTCTAGGAAGTGCAAGCGGAACTACAACCGAAAATAAAAATGACAATTCTATAATTGCACAGACGAGCGACAGTTAATTCATCAGGAGAAATATGTATATTAACTAGACTTAAAGTCATCTAAACATACTAGGTATAAAGATGTCGGATATTAAAAACATATTGCACGATGATGACGTCATTAAAACGGATGAAGGATTAATTTTTAACCCATATAATCCAGCGAATGTAGAGATTACATTGAATGAAGTTCAATCTATTCTTACGAAATACGGCGTTCCGGGGATCGTGCACAATATAAATCTTTATAAGCGAGCATTTGTTCATAGGTCTTACACGAAGCGCCCGGGATTTGAAAATCTTGCACAGAACATTACGATTGTTGAAAAGCCAGACGATTGTCTTCCGCTAAGCACAAAATCCAATGAACGACTTGAGTTCCTGGGCGACGGAATTTTGGAGCTGGTAACAAAGTATTATTTGTATCGCAGGTTTCCTAAAGAAAACGAAGGGTTTATGACGGAGAAAAAGATTGCTATTGTTAAAAATGAAGCGATAGGAAAAATCGCAATGGAGATGCGTCTCAACAAGTGGCTTATTCTGTCAAAACACGCCGAGGAGAAGAAAACGAGGACAAATTTAAAAAAACTCGGGTGTTTATTTGAATCTTTTTTGGGCGCACTTTTTTTGGACTTGAACAAGATAAGTGTAAAGGATGAAGAGGGTTGGTTTACAAATATATTTGTAACTGGGCCCGGGTTTCAAATGGCTCAAAAATTTATTGAAAACATATTTGAAAAACATGTTGACTGGATTGCTCTCATTCAAAATGATGATAATTACAAGAACATACTTCAGGTAAAGATACAAAAAGAATTCAAGGTAACTCCACATTATTTAGAAATTGAGCACGATATGGAATTGGGATATAGAATGGGTGTATATTTGTGCTTAGGTCAACAGGTTCATAATCTAACGCATACCAACTCTGTTTCACTCGGAACGAATAACTTGAACACTTTCAAGGACGTTCAGGATTTTATTGCGGATAATGGAAAAATCTTTCTTTTCCTTGGAGAAGGTCAACACAAAATAAAGCGCAAAGCAGAACAAGACGCATGTTTGAAGGCGCTGAATTTGATCGAAAGACTTTTATAAACTGGTGGGATCTGGGTTCCCTTAGAAAAAGTTTTATATCTAATTATATTAGTAAATGAATCCTTTAGACGCATTGAAAGATAAACTTAAAATGAAACCAACGTTAGAGGAACGAAAGCCTGTAGAAATTGTACTTGGCGCGCCAAAGCAAGAAGAAGTTACTATTCAAAATGTAACTATAACGCAAAATATTAATAAAGATTATAAACGCGACGAGTTGAAAGAGAGACTAAAAACGAATAAATTGACAAAAGTAACTTTGAAGTACACTCCTCCAAAAGAAACAAAAGAGGTTGTCAAACCCATTGCTCCAAAATTTGATGATAAAATAAAAGCTAAAAAAATTCCTCAAAAACTTAAGTTACTCATTGAAGACGACGATGGTGCAGATGAAGAAAATCAAGGAGAAGAAAACGAGATCGTTCCTAAAATTCGAGGTCGTGTAACGGAAAGGGTAAAAAAAGGCGTTGCTATTTTAGGTCCAGAGGATTACGTGCAAATAGGAGATGTTCCGATTACGAACCGAGTGCATTCGAAAGAAGCCCCAGTAAAATACAAAGTTTCAAGTTATTATATGAACAATCGCGAAATTTTTGTGAACTTTATTAACTCGCTATTTGAGCCATACAAACAAGAGCTTGAAAATGCGGCAGAGGATATAAATTGCGATAATATTGGTCGTGGAGCAGAGAATTTCTCTCTTCTTACTCATCAGAAAATTGTAAGAGACTACATGAATTTATACACTCCGTATAGAGGTCTACTTTTATATCATGGTCTAGGAAGTGGTAAAACCGCGAGCAGTATTGCAATTGCTGAAGGCATGAAAAGTAGAAAAAAAATTATTGTTATGACTCCTGCATCACTGCGAAGAAACTACATGGAAGAATTAAAAAAGGCCGGGGATTTTCTTTATAAGAAGAATCAGTTTTGGTCTTGGATATCTATCGATGATCATCCAGAACAAACGGAAACATTATCTGCTCTTTTGAGTTTGCCAGTTGATTATATCAGACGAAAACATGGCGCATGGTTAATCAATATTAAAAATCCGCCCAACTATGCAATTCTTTCAAGCCAAGATAAAAAAAGCCTCGATGATCAATTAGATGAGATGATTCAAACAAAATATACCTTTATCAACTATAATGGATTGCGTGCAAATCGTCTTAAAGAATTAACCAATAACTTTGAAAAAAACTTATTTGACGATTCAGTAGTTATTATTGATGAAGCGCATAATTTTATCAGTAGAATTGTTAACAAATTGGGGAAGGAAAAAGAGGTGGAAACGAATAGTAGGGGAGAAAAAGAATATTTACCGAAAGCTCTCTCGCTGAAGTTATATCATTATTTGCAGGATGCGAAAAACTCGCGCGTCGTTTTGCTGACTGGAACTCCAATTATCAATTATCCCAATGAAATCGGTGTTTTATTTAATATTTTACGAGGTTACATTAAAACGTGGGAAATTCAACTTGATGTAAAAACGAACAAAAAGGTGTCTACCGAAACCCTGCAACAGCTTCTTTTGCGCGATAAAGTATTGGATTACTTGGACTATTCTTCTGCGAGTGGAAAACTTTATGTCACGCGTAATCCATTAGGATTTAAAAATAAAATAAAATCATCTAGCGGATACTTGGGCGTAACAAATGAAAAAAAAGATGAAAATGGAGTAAACGCATTTGACACCGAATTTGTTGGAGATGAGGATTTTGAAAGAAAGTTGATAGGATATTTGAAAAGAAATGATATCGATGTTATACCAAATGGGGTAAGAATTCACAACTATACTGCGCTTCCAGATAAATTAGACGCATTTATTACACGATTTATAGATCCAGTTACAAAAAGCGTTAAAAACGTAGAGTCGTTTAAACGTCGTATCGTCGGTCTTACTTCTTATTTTAGAAGCGCACAGGAAGATTTATTGCCGAGATACGAAAAAACTCCAGAATATTATCATATTGTTAAAATACCAATGAGCGACTATCAATTCAAAGTGTATGAAGCTGCAAGAAAAGAAGAGAGAAAAATGGAAAAGAGTTCCAAGAAAAAACAGGGAACTTTTGATAAAGACGGAATCTACAAAGATGCAACTTCAACATATCGTATTTTTTCGCGACTTTTTTGCAATTTTGTAATGCCGGTCCCCCCTGGAAGACCAATGCCGAGAGATGTGGGACAAGTGCAGGATCTTAGCAACATATTAGAAGCCGCCGATCAAGAAGAAGCAAAGATAGATTTAGATGCTGAAAACGAGGGCGAGTTAGAAGGAGACGCTGCACTAAATGCAATTGGAGACGCAACTTATCAACAAAGAATTGACAATGCGATTAAAGAATTGCGCGACCATTCGTTGACTTTTTTAAGTCAGGAAGGTCTGCAGACATATAGTCCAAAGTTTTTGAATATTCTTGAAAACATAAATGATATAGAGTACAAAGGTCTGCATTTGGTCTATAGTCAATTTCGTACATTGGAAGGAATCGGAATTTTCACAATGGTTTTAGAGGCGAATGGTTACACGCAATTCAAAATTGTGAAAAATTCCACAGGAGTTTGGGAAATCAGAATGAAAGAATCTGATCTTGGAAAACCCACTTTTGCACTTTATACCGGTACAGAAAGTGCTGAAGAGAAAGAAATCATACGAAATATTTACAACGGCGACTGGGATTCAATTCCGACAAATATTGCTTCTCAACTTCATGAAATATCCAACAATAACAACATGGGGGAAATTATTAAAGTATTTATGATTACCTCGTCCGGTTCAGAGGGAATCAATTTACGAAATACAAGATATGTTCATATTATGGAACCATACTGGCATCCGGTTCGCGTAGAACAAGTGATTGGTCGCGCGCGAAGAATTTGCAGTCATAAAGATCTTCCGCCAGCACTTCAATCCGTTGAAGTATTTTTATACTTGATGACATTTACGCCTCAACAAATAAATAGCGGAGACTCGATAGAATTAAAACTAAAAGATTTGAGTAAACGAGATCCAAAAGTTCCGTTGACTAGTGATGAAGCGTTATATGAAATTTCCTCCATTAAAGAAGAAGTAAACACACAATTAATAAACGCAGTGAAAGAATCAGCGATTGATTGTGCTATTTATTCTCACAACTCTAAAGAAAACTTGCATTGTTTAAATTTTGGAGAACCAACGAACGAGTCATTTGCATACAATCCTTCTATTTCTGCCGATCAAACCGATGTTGTCGCAAAATTAAATAAACAAAAAATAGAATGGTCCGCAAAATCAATAAAAATTTACGGAGTTCAATATGCAGCTCGAAAGATGAACGACAAATTATACAATATTTACGACCTGAAAAGTTATGAAAATGCGAAGGAAACCGGAAACAATCCAACATTAGTCGGAACACTTGAAATAAATTCTAGCGGCGAAAAGATTTTCAAAACGCTAGTAGTATAAAAAATTGATTATGAATGTGACAAACGTATTATGTGAAACGCGCATAATATGTTAGAAATTCCTCGTGAAAATTTGCAACACGGAAAATTATATTATATTACTGAGTATATTCTAGATAATAATGACCCAAATAGAAAACTTATTAAAATGGCTGGAATATTCAAAGGTTTAAAATTAATAGATCCAATTATAGTACAACCTTGGAACGCGGCAGTATTTGATTGGTTTGAAGTTTCAAAAATAAAAGAAATAAATAATGAATGCGACGCATATAAACATATTATTTTTGAAGTGGAGTTGAATTATATCTGGAAGTTTTATGAGGTGAAAAAAATTAAAATACAAAATGATATGGAGGCGCGGGCAGTTGACATGTTTCTAAAAAATATAACAGGGGATCAATACTTTACTTTTATGTGATTGTGAAAATTAAATTGCATTTTGCACGCTTTTTGAGAATATGACAAGCATCATTAATGCAAAGGTTGTAGAGACCTTTCTAAATTCTCTAAACTCTTGTATATAGTGGTTATTTTTATATAGTTCTTCCCAGCGAAGAATAAATAATGCAACTCTTGTTTGTTTATAGTTATTGTATAGAACAATTGTAAAAAGAGTCATAAATATGTCAAGAATATTGCTGTAGTTATAAGTTAATATGTTTATAAAACTTACAGGTTGATTTATTTTGAAGGTCTGAAAATCATTTATAATATTGTCGCTTACTGCAGTATTGTAGTAAGCAACATTCAAAACTCCGGAAATTGTTCCATGAAAACGCAATTTTTCCACCAAACTCCAAATTTTCTCACGATTTGTTATAATAAATTTTTTATCATGAGTTTTTTTTTCTAATTTTATAGATTTTCCGAGAAAAACAATTTTAGCTTCCTCTTTCACCGAATCTATATCCCACGCAACTTCGCCGTCATTCCAAGATTCTTCCGAGTACTCTGCTAAAGGTATTTTTTTTGCAGTGGCAATGGAAATGATTTTGTTTGACACTACATTTAATCCTAACGAATTTGTTAGAAATAATATTAAAGTTGCGACTCCAACCAAAAACATAGTCCTATAGTTTAACTCAATATTTATTCCTTTTTGATTTAAATCAATTTTTCTAGTAAAACTTTTTCAACCATCCCAAAAAGAATATCAAATTTAACGTTGAGAATGTCTATTTTTTTCTCTAGTGAAACTTGCGCTTCTTGTTGAAGTTCGCTAATATTTAACTTAACAATCGGTGGTTCTTCCAGAGGTTCTGTCACATCTTCCGCCCAAGTAATTCGTTTTGATTTTTCATTTTGTTTTTGATTTTCATAACCTAGAGATACTTTTTCTAATTTTATATTTTTAAAAGATGTTTCGTTTGCTGTAGTTTTTTCTGCGTTTATAGAAGTTTCTGAACTTTTTATCCAGTTTTCAACTCCTTCATTATTGAATGCACTGGTTATTTTTTGTATTTCCATATTTCTCTCTGCAATTGTTCGTTTTATAACTGAATCTAAATCGGATATAGGTTCGTCTTTTGCGTTATCCAAGAAATTGGGCACTTCCGGAACTGGAAGACTCATTGCCTTAGTAAATTCTTCTTGCTTTTTATTAAATTCATTTTCAAATTTGTTTGTTCTAGTTTTTTGTATTTCTTCGGCAGTGATGGGAATCGAGTCGTTGTTATGTATCACAATTGGTTTGGGTTTCGGGAAATTTTGATTTAGCATGTGGACAATAATGGAAACGAATTTTTTATTCATTTGTATCAAGTCTTTGAACGTACCCTTTTCTTTATCATAAAATTGTTGCGCGACTTTTAAAAAAATATTATTTATCATTGTCACTTCTTCTCTGTTTTTGTTAGTTACAACATCATCATCGAGAATAATTTCCCATAGCATTCGAATATTCGGATCGCTCAAAAAATAATTCTGATTATCTCGAGACATTTATATAAATAATAGCGGGGTTATTATTTATATACTTTTTCCACCTTTAGAAAAGTTGGAGCCAAAATATTTGACTTTTGCGCAACTTTTAAAAAAAGTTGCATTTAGTCAACATATTTATATTTAATTCGATTTCCAATGTGAGGTATAATGTTGAAAGGAGAAGTTCCACTTGGTTTTACAAAGTCAAGAGCACTTATAAACCCCTTTTTTTTATCTCCAAAAATACGAACTTCGTCGCCTAGTTTATCTCCACGTTTTCCCTGTATAACAATTTGATCCATACTTTCTAAGCCTAATATTTTTCTTTTCGTTCCATTTACAATTACGCTTAATTTTTCGTTTGCTTTCAGTGGCAATAAATCTGCATATCCAATTGGAATAATCGCAATAAGTTCTTTGTGGTGCGCAATGTATTTTCTGTCATATCCAACGCCAGAACCCTTTGCTATATATTTTAATTGTTGAATCGTTGAAGTTAATGACATTGCTTGAATTAAGTTCTTATCTTCTTCTAAACCATAAAATCCAGAACCGCTTCTAGAAATAGAAAAATCAGAAACATCATAATTAAGAATTCCACTTGTTGCAGCAATGTGAAATAATTCTGGTTTGATATTTAAATCATATAAGTCTTGTCGCAACTTTCGAAATAGCTTTAGCTGTTTAATAGTTGGATTATTATTTTTTGTTTCCGCGCAACATAAATGAGACATTACACCAACTAATTTAAATTTTTTATCATTTACAATTTGTTTTGCGGCATCAATTGCTTTTTCGTATGGAATTCCGTTTCGATCAATTCCCGTGTCTACGAACAAATGGATATTTGCTTTTGCATTTTTTGGAAGAGATTTTGAAATAATTGGAATATGTTTATCATCGAAAACGCCAATGTCAATATTTTCAGAAACAGCTTTTTTAATCTGATCACTATTAATGTCGTACAACCATCCTAAAATTTTTCCACGATCTCCACTATTTCTGAGAAGAATTGCTTCTCCCAAAGTCGCAACTCCAATATACTTTACACCTAGTTTTCTACAGATTTTCGCAATTTCAACAATTCCGTGCCCATATGCGTTTGCCTTTAAAACTGGCATGACGTCCGTTCCGCTTTTTTTTCTTAAATATGCAAGATTGTGTTTTAACGCACTTATACTTATTTCAGCTGTTATATTTTGAAACTCGTCGGGAATTTTATTGGAGTATTTTTTTTTATATTTAAAAGTTCTATTTTTTTTTGAATGGTTTCTTTTTTTTGTATACATTTCTATAGTATTATGCAATAAAATAATATTATAATGGTTTTTTATTTTGGCTCCACCTTTTCTAAAGGTGGATTAGAGTTCTTCATTAAAGTACACTTTTCTGAATTTTTGCATGTACTGATCTTTCAATATATGTGTTTTCAAATAGTGCGCGTTGATTTTATCTTCCAACATGTGAACAATAAAGTACAAACCATAAATCCCACACTCTGTATTTCCATATTGGTGTTCAACCGGGTGGTTTTGATCAAATTCAAAATCAATTCTTGGTTCCAAAGATTTTCCCTGTTCTATAACGCTATCAACAAAACGTTTGATTCTTTTAGGTATCGCGTCTCCAGCGCTATCAAAATAAAAGATTTTTTTGCGTCTAATGTTAATGAACAAGCTTACCCAATGACTTCCGCCCAAATAATGGGGGTCTGTGTTAAATATAATTCCAATTTTTGTTTTTCCATTTTTGATTTGGTCTTTCAAGCTAAAGTTACATAGTTCATTCCAAACACATTCTCCATACAATTTTTTTGCGTCATAATCGATTGGTGATGGACCAATGAATTCAAAACATTTATACGCTTTTTCATATTGTTTCATGACATCCAAAATATCCACGCTAGAAAGCCATTCATTTGGATTTTTCTTCCATTCGTTTGGGGATTTTGGTGCGAATGCATCTTCAAGCTCTTTTTTTACTTTTGCATTTCCAATAAAATTCTGTTTCAACCAACAGGATTCTTTGTTGCAAACACTTCCCATATAATTTTTTAACGCACCCCATATTTCTTTTGGCTCATTTGTTTTGATTACGGCGTCTGGATGTCGCATATTCCACAAGTCCCTAAGTTTATAAAGATCTTCACTAGAAAAGCAAGTAAAGTCATTTTTTGTTTTTTTACGCAAAGGACTACATTGTAGTGACTTCATTCCTACCGATTTTAGGGATTTAATTTGTTGTTTTATTGATTTACTTCCACCGCGCATTTTTCTTTTTTTTGTTACTTTATTTTTAAAAGCGCCGCTCTTTTTTAATGTATTTTTTCTCGTATTTCTCATATAAATATTCGTCTTAATATTAAAGAATATTTTCTTTTTTCTTTTTTTTTATTATGCCTTTATTTTTTAGCGCTGGGTCGGTTAAATCGATTTCTTTTTGTTTCGGTATAATCGGTTCATCTGGTTTTTTTAATAATTTTTTTTTTACAAATTTATCCAACGGGTTTTCTAATTTAACACTACGCATCAATAATTTGTCTGCTTCATATTGGTTATGAGTTATTAGATCGGAATTTCCCGGTGGAATTAAATCAAAATCGCTTCCGTTGTATTCTTCTTGTAAAATATCGTTATTGTCTAACGATTTGAAATAGTGAACACAATTTCTTACATAGTTATCAAATGCGTATTTAACATCTGCTAAAATTTCGGGTTCATGAACGCTCGGTTTTGATAAAAGATCTCGCGTCAAATCGACGATTCGTTTTTTATAAAATTTTTTGTCTTGCCTGTTTGTACTTTTAGTTACTTTATTTTGAATATAACGATTGTATTGATCCTTATTCATCAAACAATCCAACGTGATTTGGTTTATAAAATTATCACACATTTATACTTATATTTGTGATAATTATTCGATCAAACAATACTAATTTAATGATACATCGGAAATATTTTTTACCCCCGCTCTAGTGGAGTTTAAGAAAACGCCGGGTGCTAGATTTTCAGGATTAGGATTAAAGTTGTCAAATTTTTCTTCGAGGAATAAGCCAGAGAATGGTTGATTAACATCTTGCCTGGGCTCAAAATTATACTCATATAAATCGCTATTGCTATTGGGAACGTATACAGATTGGCTGCATTTTTGCAAAGCGAATATTTGATTTCGCAAATCGGATTCAACATTTACATTTGAAGAATATCCAGACCAAGGTGCTTGATCATTTCCTGGATTAAAAATAGCGCGCGTATTATATATCGGATAATTCATTGTTTTAACCGAGTTTTCTTTTCGCGGGTCTACAATGGGTAGTATTGAATATTTTGTTGAAACTGATCTTGGAGTAAAGTAGGGTTGAAGAACTTGAGAGGGAATATTTCTATCATACACTCTTGTGTTTGTTTCACTTCGAATTTTAGACGAAAGAAAATTATCGCAGTTTTGGTTGCTCATTAATATAGAATTACATTAAAATTTATATAGTTTTGCTTTAATAAAAGGGTGTTCAAAATTGATATAAAGGAAAACTGCGATAATTTAATTAACAAAACATGTGCGGAATTTTTGCTCTTTTAAATGATTCAAATTTTTTATCCAAAAAAAGCGATTTTATTCAAAAACAATTTGCTAAGGGACGAAATCGGGGACCAGAGTTTTCTAAATTAGTAAACGGCGGCATTAATTTAAGCCTAGGATTCCATAGACTAGCAATAAATGGGCTTAATGATAAGTCGAACCAACCCATAACAATTGGAAATGTTACGCTTATTTGCAATGGAGAAATTTACAATTATAAAGAACTATATTCTCTTATGAATGTCGCGCCTGAAACCGATTCTGACTGCGAGGTTATTATTCATCTATACTTAAAATACGGAATAGAGCAAACCTTACAAATGCTTGACGGCGTTTTTGCATTTGTCTTGTGCGATAATACGAATGTTTTAAAGGGCGAAATAAATATTTCTTCGAATAAAATATATGTTGCAAGAGATCCTTACGGAGTAAGACCACTATATGTTTTAAAACATAAACTATCAACAATTAGCGTCGTAGGATTTGCATCAGAGTTGAAGTGTTTGTCGGAATTTCAATCTATTGACAGCGGATATAAAATTGATCATTTTCAACCAGGAACATATTCTTTCTATGAGTTGCCGGCTAGAGCGCTTGCGTACTGGAGTTGTATAAAAGATAACATATCTTATCATTCTACGGGATTTAATAGCATTATTGTTTCGCGCGCAGTTTCGTCTGAAATTGAAACTTGCATTGGAATTAAAAAATATTTTATGCAAGCGTTAGAAAAAAGATGTAGCACTACCGAGCGACCTATCGCTTGTTTGTTATCTGGAGGTTTGGACAGCAGTATTGTTACCGCATTAGTAAATGAATTTCGTCAACAACAAATGCCCGGTTCCGATCCTCTAGAAACTTATAGCATTGGTCTTGCCGATTCCGAAGATCTAAAATACGCAAAGATTGTTGCAGAGTATCTTGGAACAAAACATACAGAAATCATTTTAACGGAACAAGACTTTTTGGATGCTATACCAGAAGTAATTTATGCGATCGAAAGTTATGACACTACATCAGTTAGAGCTAGCATTGGCAACTACTTGCTTGGAAAATATATTTCCAAGAATAGCGAAGCCAAGGTTATATTTAATGGTGATGGATCTGACGAATTGTGTGGAGGTTATTTATATATGCATAAGTGCCCAGATGCGATAGAATTTGATAAGGAGTCGAGAAGACTACTAAAAGACATTCATAAATTTGATGTTTTACGTTCTGATAAATGCATCGCATCTCATGGCTTAGAACCTAGAACGCCATTTTTAGACAGGTCTTGGGTTCAATATTATTTATCAATTGACCCGCGCATGCGTTATCACCCTGGCAATAGCGGTCAATGCGAAAAATATTTGTTGCGAACGGCATTTTCAGAAAAATTTTTTAAAAATATGGAAGGGAAACCCTTGCTACCAGATTCCATTTTATGGAGACGCAAAGAAGCGTTCAGTGATGGCGTGAGTAAAACTTCAAGATCTCTTTACCAAATTATAGAAGAATACATTGAAACTTTGCCAACGACAAATGTTTCTGAGCGCGGCGTAAATGCGATCACCAAGGAACAAAAATACTATAAATCAATTTTTGAAAAACATTATCCAAGTGCGCTTACTATCGTTCCATATTATTGGATGCCAAAATATGTAAATGCGACGGATGCCAGTGCGAGAACTCTTGCCTTATACAACGACTCTGCTGGAACTGAAAAAAAGGCACTATCGGAGTAATTTTCTGTAGTATGTATATGAATAAAAAAACTATAGTATATAATTTTCAGAACATATCGTTTACTTTAATTATTTTAACATTTTATATTTTATATGCAGTTTCAATATTAGGGTTTTCTAGAAACGCTCCACAATATATTGAATCGTTAGACTACTATGTTAAAATATATATTTGTTTATTTTTAATTTATCGTTTTAATCCACTGCGTACTAGAATAGTATTTACAGAATTAGATAGAAAAATTGTGTTTAGCGCAGGACTTTTCATACTAACGACTACAGCTATTAGTAAAGTAGCAAGATATTATTTAGGCAAAGCCAGGACAAAACTATTTCACTCTAACGATTTTTAAATGTTTTATTTCGACCGACTAAAAATGTTCTCTTTTTGCGAGTTCCGCAATTTTTTTGCGTGTCAGATTCCTTCCAGCGTTTATTGAAAAATGCGTGCAAGTGACACATTGTTTTTTTTGTAATAATTTTATCAATTTCATACTCTTCGCTTGATTTTTCGATATAGGTGTATGCATATCGTTTCATGTATTTCATCATGTCAGTTTTGAATGTTCCTGCATTTGTAATTATTTTTTTAGAAAGATCCGATCTCAAAAAACGTTCTATCATAGTTTCAAAAGGTAAATTATAAATATACGGGTTAACTTTTATATAGTATATATTTTTTCCGCTCATTTCTGGATACAACATATCATCAAGAAAGCATATTTCTGTATTTGCTGGAAGTTTTGAGCATTGCAATAAATCATGAATCGTTTTTTCATGACTTGTTCTACAAAGCTCGTATCGTTTTCCATTGATTTTAAATGCTCCTATAATTTGATCAAATAGTCCATAATTTATTTTTGATTCAAAATACTTTTGTATGTAGGTTGCCCATTCTTTTGTTCCTTGATTATTTGTATAAATCAAAACAGAGTTGCAAATTTTTGTTTGTTTTTTATATTTTAGATAGTTCAAGACAGATACAATGTTTGGGCGTATAAATTCTTCAAATAAATCCAATATTTCGTTAAAGTCGTCTTGGACCACTTTATAATTTATTTTTTCGGCTTTTATATATTCGACCAAGGAATCCCAGAAAAGCCCTAGTTCTGTAAAATAACCAAGCGTTTCATCTAAATCAAATACTACTATTTTAATTGGCTTCATTTTGTACTATACTATATTTTTATAAAAAGTATGGCAAACAAATTTATTTTATATGTCTAATATAACCATATCATTGATGAATTATAAAATAACAGATACAGATTACAAGAATATATTGCGTTTTTATGATAAACCTATACCCTCAAAAAAGTCTCAATTAAAAGACGCCGCAGAAGACATTTTAGCATTAAAATTGTGTAGTTGTATTAAAAAAGTGAACCCTCAACTTACCCAAAAATCAGAGCCTAGAGCAATTGGAATTTGTACCAAGAGTGTGTTTAAAAATAAGGGTTTAACTAGAGGAAAATTTAAATGTTTGAGACCTCGATCTCTGGTATTTAAAAAAACGCAAAAAAAGATTACATTTGGAAAGAGTAAAACCAATAAAAATAGAAAATAAAAGTATCGCAATATAGTAGATGTATCCATATTACGATATTATTATTATTGGGGGCGGGGTTGCTGGTTTGTATAGTGCATATCAAATCAAAAAACTTGCGCCCAAAACTTCTATCCTGATTTTAGAAAGAGACAAGCGATCTTGGTTGGGTGGACGAATGAATAACGAAGATTTTTATGGAGTTTCTGTGGCCACCGGAGCTGGTGTTGGGCGAAAAAACAAGGATTTTTTGCTAATGGACTTGTGCAAAAAATTAAAAATAAAATATACCGAGTTCCCCGTCACGAAAAATTATGCAAAAACATTTACGCCGGTAGATATTGGAAAAATAATAAACCATTTGAAACGTGAATTTACAAAAGAAAAAGATTCTCAAAAAACTTTCAAACAATTTGCCCTGCCTATTTTGGGAAAAGATGTCTATGATAGACTTCTTATCAGTTCCGCATATACCGACTACGAAAAAGAAGATGCGTATGAAACTTTGTTTTATTATGGATTTGATGATAACTATAAATCATGGACTGCCCTCAACATACCTTGGCACAAATTAGTGGAGGCATTGGCTGAAAAAATAGGAAACGAAAATATTAAAGCAAGTTCCAATGTTGTCGCCATAAATAAGCTTGATGAGTGCAAATGTGGATTTTTAGTTACGCTTGAAAATGGAAAAAAATATTCTTGCAAGAAAACGATTATTGCGACTACCATTAGTAGTGTAAAAAAATTAGTTCCTGGTGCAGATAGTCCGCATAGTATTTATCAACAAATACATGGTCAAGTGTTTTTACGCGTCTATGGAAAGTTTTCCAAAGAGTCTCTCGCTATCATGAAAACTGCAGTTCCAGTGCAAACTATCGTTCCCGGACCCTTGCATCGTATTATTCCGATGAATTCCGATAAAGGCGTTTATATGATTGCATACACGGATAACGACGGCGCAAAAAAACTTAAAGATAATTTGGAAAACACGTCTGCAAATCGGGAATTCTTTTGCACCTTACTGGAAAAATCTTTAGGTCTTCCTGCAAATACACTTCATTTGACATCTATTTTGGATTTTTATTGGCCAATTGGAACACATTATTATGACCCGCTGCGAGGTCCATACAAGAATAGAGAACAATTCATTAAAACTGCGCAATATCCTATGCCTGGTATGGTTGTTGTGGGAGAAATGATTAGTCGTAAACAAGGGTGGAGTGAAGGTGCGCTAGAAAGCGTGAATGCAGTAGTCACTAAACAATGGATAGACTGGGCCTGTACAACCTTTTGAAAAGGTTGCGCCAAAACCAACGAAAATTATAAACTATTTTTTGCGTAATTTAATATTTATATAGTGTAAATGCGCCACTATATAAACAAAGAAGTGAAAGTCCATCCAAATGGAACAAAAGTTGTGCGTAAAGTACACATTAAGGGAGGGCGCGGTGTGAAAAGTGTTTCACATTACAAAAGAGGAAAACACGTGTTTACTTCAAAGAAAAATCTAACAGGTGGAGAAATTTCTATGATAAAACTTGGCAAGTTTATCCCTGGCCTATTTAAGGATTGTGGATGCGGTAAAACTAAGAAAAAAAGAAAATAAATTTCTACCCTTTCTACCTTTTTTAAAGGGTTTGGCTCTACCTTTTTTAAAGGTAGATTTTCTAAAGGTAGATTTTTGGCTCTACCTTTTTTAAAGGTAGATTTTCTAAAGGGTTTTTGGCTCTACCTTTTCTAAAGGTAGATTTTCTAAAGGTAGATTATTTTGATAAGTGGTCGAGTGCGCTCAAAAGAACCAACTCTTGGTCGCTGAGTTTCTGAAAAATTAAGCATTCATCCATTTTTAACTGAAAATGATTATTCGCAAACCCCTTGCAAACAATCATTACGCCGGTATCGGTAACTTTGATATCACAAAGAACGCCCCCTTTTTTTAATGGTAAACTTTCTGGATTTGTAAGAGGTATCCATCGCAAAAATGTGCCGTATTTTAGTTCATTCATTTCGTCAATGTACTTGTACATTTTTAGTTTTTCCAAGTAGTCCAAGAGCACCGCTTTTGGAAGTTGCAACTCGTTCAAAACATCAAAACTCATCTCTCTCAATTTTGCCGATGTAAAATTAAAGAGTGCTTCATTTTCTTCATTGTCTAATGCTTTCAATAGTTTTGGCACGTCCATAAATAATATAGTCATTAAATTCTATATTATTTGTATTATTCATTTTGGCTCTTACTTCGTTAAACCTTTCCCAAAAGTGGAATCGGATTTTGCGCCACTTTTTCCAAAAGTGGAATCGGATTTTGCGCCACTTTTTCCAAAAGTGGCTACCAAGACGAGCCGCCAAAGGATCCTCCCAATGCTTCATTTGCAGCCATAGGACCCATCATCATTTGTCCACCTGGATTTGCGGCATCAACTAATGGTGTTTGTGGTCCCGCATACATTTTATTATAGTCTGGCAATTGTTGTTCAGGGCTTGCCGTGGGCAAATTATTTATCGCAGTTCCATCGTTGTATGATTCGCGCATCATCATTTGACCCGACATTTGAATTGGGTTCTGTGCAATAGGTTGTGACACTTTAATTGTACCATTTCCTTGTTTACCTTTCTTCTTTTTTTTATCATCTGCGCTTTTTCCTTCCCATAAATCTGAAATTCGTTCTACAATTATACTAACTTTATCTCCCAATTTAGTCTGCAAACTCATTATGATCATTAGAGTCGCGCTAATAATAAAGATAATACTATTTTCCGGGTACTTGATTCCACTATACGTTGGAACGTAGGTAATTATTCTATTAATGAAAACTAAGCCAACGAATAAAACAATAATTTGGCCTAAAACTTCTGCTAAAATCTCAAAACTACCTTTTTGATCATCTGCTTCCGGCACAAATTTTTGCATTGCTTTATTTAGAATGACAATTGGTATTATCGCTAATAAAGCGTATTGAATGACGTTTAAGAACTCGGCTTTACCTTCATCTTCAAAATTAAAAACATGTTTTATAAAGCTTTTGCCTGATTTTGATCCTCCTTCTTCAATATCCATATGATCTATTAAAAGAAATTAATATTTGTAAAAAGAGAGATAAAGCTAAAGTAAGGAAAATCTTTAATGGAGGAAATTCAATATCTAGACTTGATCCGGGAAATTATTAGTGACGGATTTAAAGAAACCGGTAGAAATGGAGACGTACGTAGTGTTTTTGGTAGATCAATGAGATTTTCTTTACAGGATGGACGGATTCCTATTTTAACGACAAAAAAGATGGCTTGGAAAACGTGCCTAAAGGAGCTTTTATGGTTTGTTCGAGGCGAAACTGATGCAAAAAAATTGCAAGAACAAGGTGTTCATATTTGGGACGGGAATACATCGCGCGAATTTTTGGATTCTAGAGGATTGAAGCTTTATCCCATTGGAATGTGCGGTCCCGTCTATGGATATCAATGGAGAAATTTTGGCGCAAACTATAATTGTTTCAGCGGAAAACATTTGACAGATGACCATCCATTTAATGGAGTAGATCAGCTTCAACAAATTATTGACCAACTTAAAAATCCAGAAACTAGAAATAGTAGGCGCCTGATTCTCTCATCGTGGAATCCAAAACAAAATGATCAAATGGCGCTTCCGCCTTGTCACATTATGTGTCAGTTTAACGTTCATGGTGGAAATAAGCTATCTTGTGCAATGTACCAGAGATCTGCAGATGTTATGATAGGCGAACCATTTAACATAGCATCGTATGCGTTCCTTACGCATTTATTGGCAAATCATTGTGGACTTGAGGCGCACGAATTTGTTTATTTCAAAGGGAATTGTCACATTTATGAGGAACATATTGAGGGAGCGCTCTTGCAAATATCTAGAGATCCATATCCTTTTCCGAATTTGAATATAAAAAAAGTTTGCTCAAATATAAATGATTATCAATTTGAAGATTTTGAAGTAACCGGATATAAAAGCCACGAAACAATAAAATTCAACATGGTAGCATAAAATATTTAGTAAATGCGTCCAGTACTTAAAAACAATATATGTATTGAGTTTATTAATGAGTAGTTCACGTTCCAATGCCGCTGCTAGACAGAGACGCGCAGGCGAAGCCCCGCCTGTTGCCCAAAGAGGTCCGGGTACATCTATCAACTCGCAGCAAGCGTTTGCTCAACAACAAATGCAACAAGGAAATCCAAACCAACTTCCTCCTCAGGCGCCTCAGGTTCCCGTTGGAAAATTGTCCGTTGGAGACGCCTTCGCTCTTGTTACAATTCGTTTAGGTCGAATTGAAACTATTATTCAAAAATTAGAAGCCGAAGGTGTTATTGGTCCCAACGCCCATCGAGCATCAGATACGATGGAGCATGATGAAAATATGCGGTTGGTAGATGATACTGTAATACGAAATATTGTTGCTCGTTTGGGGGATTTAGAAAAGGGGCAAACGAAACTTACAACTCTTGCACAAAATAAACAAGAACCTGATTTGAATATGAATAGCGAAGAAATTTTCAAAATGGTCGAGAGCCAAACTTCGGATCTGCAGAATCAGATAGGCCAGTTGAAGAATGAGTTGCGCGAAACCAAGGAGATGCTTATGAAATTGCAATCATTTTCAATGGATACCAATCAGAAGATTATATCTATTATTTTAACACAGGAAAATTTATTGAAAAAGGTTGAAACGGCGCCCGTGACAATCGAAGGCGTGTCTGAACCTGAACCTGAACACGAACCTGAACCCGATTCTGACTTCTCAGTCGAAGCAAATGTGGAAGAGGATACCGAGTCAGATGATCCTGAGCAAAAAGAAGATGAAGCTGAAGCGGTTGCGTCAAAATCCGAACTTAAAAAAAGTATTAAAAATGAGCTTCTTAAAGTCAATAGCGACGATGTGTAAATAAAAAAAATTTAGCAATACTAAAAAATATTATAAGTATATATTGTATAAATGAAATTTGGAAAGACATTTAAAGAACTCTGCACTCCCGCGAGAGTGTATTTTTTAATTTCAGTAATTACTATCATAATTGGATTGTTTAATCAATTTCATTTTATAGCCCTTCTTATTAAAACAGGATTTGTTCTTGCATGGACGTATATTTTGAATTTGTTATGTAAGAAGGGATTAAAAGCTTTTTCATGGTTCTTAGTATTGTTGCCTTTTTTTCTTATGTTCATTGGATTTTTTATGAGTTTAACAAATATTAGGGAGGGGAACACAACGATGAAGGAAAAGGCGGCTATGTTCAAGTCCGCACTCGGTACCAAGAAGTCTGGCGGCGCTGCAAACACGAAACCAGCCCCAGCCCCAGCCCCAGCCCCCGCCCCAGCCCCAGCCGCAAAGCTTATGGGTGGGTCAGGCAACCAATCGGGGCGATATGGGATGCCACCTGAGGGGCGAACTGGGATGCCACTTGGGGGGCGACCAGGGATGCCACCTGGGGGGCGACCAGGGATGCCACCTGGTGGGCGATAACCAAGCGAATTAATGGGTTGGTCCATAAATAAATAAACAAAACCTATCGCAAATATTATAAATATATATATTATATAGATGAAGTTTAAAGAACTTTGCACCCCCGCAAGATTATATTTTTTAATTTCGGTAATTGCTATTATAATATCGTTATTTAACGGATTTAATTTTATAGCCCTTCTTATGAATGCTGGTTTTGCTCTTGCATGGACATATATTTTGAATTTGTTATGCAAGAAAGGATTTAAGTCTATTTCATGGTTCTTGGTATTGTTACCTTATTTTCTTATGTTCATTGGATTTTTATTGACTTTAAGGAATGTTAGAGAAGGTGTAGATACAATGGACCCTCCTCCAACTGAAATGTCGGAGGAAGAGAAAATGAAATATGCCTCAAAAATAAAATCGTCAGAGGCTTCTGTTCAAACTGCTCAAGACGCGGTTCGTTCTGCATTTGAAAAATTACCACCCGAACAGCAAAAATCTATTTTGGCTAGTGGTAAGAAACCTGCATTTTTGAATACTTGATAGTTTAAAAATAAGATATATTCTTGTTTTTAAAAACTTTACTATATAAATATGGAGAATAACGACTTGGAATTTAAACCAATGAAGAATTTTATTCACCTCGCGGATTCAAATTCTTTATGGTCAATGACCGATAAAGGGATAAATCCTAGCTTTGAAGGCGCGGATTTAAATCTTCAGCGATTTAAAATAATAAACACTTTACGATGTTTATCCGTCGATATGGTTGAAAAAGCAAATTCTGGACATCCAGGAATGCCTCTTGGTTGTGCTCCTATAATGTTTGTTCTTTGGACAAAAATAATGAATTTTAATCCTGAAGACCCTCTATGGATGAATCGCGATCGTTTCATATTGTCGAATGGTCATGGTTGCGCACTTCTATATAGTATGCTTCACTTGCTAGGCTACGATTACTCGCTGGACGATCTTAAAAGTTTCAGACAAATTCATAGTAAAACTCCCGGACACCCGGAATATAATCCAAAATTAGGAATAGAAACTAGCACGGGTCCTCTTGGACAAGGAATTGCAAATGGTGTAGGAATGGCAATCGCATCAAAAAAACTTTGCATCGACAATACAATATTTGTTATGTGTGGAGATGGTTGTTTAATGGAGGGGGTATCATATGAATCTGCATCGTTAGCAGGTCATCTAGGTTTAAACAATCTTGTTTTAATTTATGATGATAATGGAATTACCATAGATGGAAAAACTGACATAACATTCACAGAAAATACAAAACAACGCTTTGACGCACATGGGTGGAATGTATTAGAAGTGAAAAATGGCGATGAAAATATTGATGACATGCAAGAAAAATTATTGGAATCTAAACAATCCTCAACCAAACCCACGATTATATTTGTAAAAACAACGATTGGATACGGGTCGGTTTTATCTGGAAAAAGTGCGTGTCACGGAGCTCCTCTAGGAGGCGAAAAAATAAAACTTTTGAAAGAATTTTTAGGGTCAGACAAGGAAAAAAGTTTTTTTATAGATGACGATGTCAAATCTTACTTTGAAAAGCTAAAAGAAGAAAAGAAATTTTTTTACAACACGCAAGGCAAAACCCCAGTTTGCGTTGAGGATTTTGACGCATTTATAAAAAATGCAATAGATGAGATAAAAAACATCAAAAATGGGGAAAAAGACTATGCGACAAGAGACTCTTCTAGCATCATTTTAAAAGATATTGCAAATCTTTTACCAAATATGATTGTTGGAAGTGCTGACTTGGCAGAGTCTAACAAAACTCTTGTTTCTCACAAATACATCACCAAAAACGATTTCACACAAAAGTATTTGAACTATGGGATCAGAGAGCACGCCATGTGCTCAATAGCGAATGGCATAAGCGCGTACAACATAGTTCCGGTTGTAAGCACATTTTTAGTATTCATAACATATTGTCTCGCACCGATACGCATGGCCGCACTTTCAAAGCATAGAACCATTTTTGTGTTAACACACGATTCTGTATTTTTGGGTGAGGATGGACCAACCCATCAACCCGTAGAGTCTTTAAATATATTGCGATCTATACCCAATCTATTAACAATAAGACCTTGCGACGTTACTGAAGTTTCTGGAGCTTATCAAACTGCACTAGACTACAATGGACCTACAGCATTAATATTATCTAGGCAGGTTTTACCAAATATGTTGAATAGCGATATGAATAAAATGCAAAAGGGTGCTTATATTATATACGAACCTAATTTAGGGGATAAAAAAATACCCAATTTTATCATTATTGCAACCGGGTCAGAGGTTTCGCTTGCAGTTGAAGTAGCAAAAAAAATTGGGGATATTCGAGTCGTATCTATGCCATGTTGTGAATTGTTTGATTTGCAGACTCAAGAATATAAAAATGAAATTTTACCAAGTATTGTAAAAAAGATTAGTTTAGAAGCAGGATCAACTTTGGGTTGGTATAAATACGCTGATTACACCTACGGAATAAATACATTTGGGGAAAGTGGAAAAATTGGCGACATTAAAAAGCATTTTAAATTTACCGATGAAGATGTAGTAGCCTACATAAAAGGCCTAAAACTAATTGGTTTATAATATAATACTAATAAATAATATTATATTATGCTTTCGACGGAAAATCAAATTGTAGATGAAAGTTTAGATAAAATATGCAAGGTGAAAGAAAAACATGTATTTATCGAGTATCCGGTTTTTAAATATTTGGCGAATGAAACGACATACGATAGAATTACCAAATTTATTCACGACTCTTTTAAAAATGTTTTGAAAGCCAATGAAAAATTTACTATACATTTGTCGTTAAAGTCTCTTACTTTAAAAGAGGTTGAAAAGCATTATGTTTATATTTCCAAAGTTTGTACAATATTTAAAAACTCATTCCCTGAAAAATTAGATACTTGTTACATTTATAACGCTCCCTTTATTTTTAATCAAATTGTTTCCATACTTTCCATTTTTGTCGATAAAAATACGCGTGAAAAAATTAAACTTGTATAGAAATAAAAATTGATTTTATTATATTGTTTCATAAATAATATTAAACTATCCCATCACAAATGAAGCTTGTAATTTCTGATAAGCGTAAAAAAGAGATGTTTGTTGCCTTGTTTCAAATTTTGAAAGGGTGTACAAATTTGATATCTATGATGGTCAGCGATGATCACATTTTTATGCAGGGAATGGATAAGGCGCACGTTTGTTTGTTTGATATAAAAATTATGGGAACGTGGTTTAGCCAGTTTGAAATGAATTTTGGCGACTCAAAAAATATTTGTTTTGATTCGTCTACATTGCACACAATTTTGAACATTGCTACAGACGACCATTCAATTTCAATTTCTTACCAAGGCGATGCAGACAAACTAAGCATTGACTTAATGTCAAGTGTAAAGGGAAATTTTAACAAATTCTTCTCTGTTCCTCTAACTGAATTTGATAATGACATATTTGATGTTCCAAATACGGATTATGATGCAGAGTTTTCAATTAATGCTAAAAAATTGCACGATATAACATCTCAGATGATTTTATTTGGCTCGGACATTCGAATTAATTGCGCTGATGATAAAATTAACTTGAATACTGATGGAGATCTAGGAAATATGATGGTATCCATTCCAATTGATGATTTAAATGATTATTGTATTGCCGAAGACGAAACAATAGACCTATTGTATAATTTAACTTTTCTGCATAAAATGTGTTTATCGACAAAATTATCAAACGACATAAATGTGTCAATTAGCAAAGATTGTCCAATGAAGATCAAGTACGATTTAGGGGGAAATAGCCAGTTCTTGTTTTACTTGGCGCCAAAGCTAGACTAAATCCGGGGACCTTAGGTTAACTCCGTTGCCGCCAACCCGTCCTTTACAACCTTTTAAGAGGTTTGGCTCTTACTTCGTTAAACCTTTTCTAAAGGTGGAAAAGGTGGAATGAGTATAAATAAAAAAATATTAGTATATTTTTTTATTAGGTATGAAAGCTATATTTGGATTCTTTATATTTTGTCTTGTTTTATTCATGTATTTGCACATTCAGTTTCATTTGAAAACAAGCGACGATTTAGAAATGTATGAGACGGACTCCGCATCTAAAGACAAATTCGAGGAAATTTGCAATTTAAGACAACCCGTATTGTTTGATTTTGATAATACAAAAATTATTAAAACGACAAACCTTGATTATTTAGCAACAAATTATGGTGCATTCGAAATGAAAATCAGAAATTCAAAAGAGCAGGACTATAGTTCTGAAATTTATATGCCTTTGCCTTTTCACGCTGCAATTAATTTGTTTAATGAGGACAAAAATTCAAGCTATTTTTCCGAAAATAATATGGATTTTTTGCAGGATACAGCTGTTATAAAAAATTTACAATACAACGACGAATATTTAAGACCATACATGGTATCAAATTGCAATTACGATATTATTACCGGCTCTTTTGGCACTATTACACCATTTCGTTATGAAATAAACTACAGAAATTACTTTTTATGTTCACAAGGAAGCATTCAAATAAAACTTGCACCACCAAAGAGTGTAAAGTATTTGCATGCAACAAATGATTATGAAAACTTTGAATTTCGAAGTCCAGTGAACCCTTGGGACCCACATCCACAATATGTTGCCGATTTTGATAAAGTTAAATGTTTAGAGTTCACTTTACAAAAAGGAAAAACTATATATGTTCCTGCGTACTGGTGGTATAGTATTAAATTTAATAAAAATTCTAGCATCACGTGTTTTCGATATAGAACGTATATGAATAATATTGCTATTTTGCCTCAAATTGTAATGCATGGTCTTCAAATTCAAAATGTAAAAAGAGATGTTGCTAAAAAAGTTACTATGGATGATTTGGAAGTTCATGAATCTAGTACAGATATTGAATTGCTAGATGCCAAAGTTGAAGAAAAAATTTTACCTGAGTGATTACAATTAAGAATACAATTTTTATTAGTTAAAACTGATACCATAAATAAAAAATATTATTATTTATATAATGATTAACACAAATAATAATACAATACCTGAGGAATCGTCAAAACCAAGTAGTTTAGGTAGCGAATCTCTTCCCGTGCGTAAAATTAAAAGAGAATTATCAACTACTATTACACATCAACAATATGGTACGTGTTGGGCTCATTCATCTGCGAGGGTACTTGCTAGATTAATTCTAAACATTTTTGATGAGGAGGTAAGCAATTATGCCGCGCGTTGCAACTATTATTACACTGAAGAATGCATTGAAAATCCATTTGATTGTTTTGATAAAAATTTTTATTTTACGCAAGCTATAAATAATAATATAAGCATGCTTGACAGATTAAATTCAAAAAGAACAAGAGCAAATCAACATTTTACAAAATGGAGCGAATGTCTTGGAACTCCAGAAACTTTTGATGAAACGGGAAATCTCAAAGAAAACTTTAACGCTGCTTTGTACTCGTACATATATATTTACTTAGTTGACAATTTTGGTTGTCAAGGTTATAGTAACATAGAAGCTTTAAAATACTTTATTTTTAAAATAGTAAAAGATGACGACGTAACTAGTAGAGACGTAGCTACTACGTTAAATTTTGTCAAACCTTGTTTTGAATCTACTTGTTTACCTAAAAGAACGTCTCCTCCAACTATAAATGAAATTGATAGGTTTCTTCGTGATCCGTATAAAAACAAAATATGTAATAAAATAAGTCAAGCAATTAATTTTGTTAAAAATAAAGTTAAAAATAATGGACTAAGACTAAGCCTTTATAGTTTAAATAGCAAAACAAGAGAAGACGCTAATGCTGAACGCAATTTTTTAAAAATATTAAAAACGGCTCTTGATGCTGGGTATTATGCAAATATTGGAACTTTTTTAGAAGGAAACGAAATGGCTGCAAGTCATGCTATGGTTGTAGTAGACTATGAAACAGACAAGACAAATCCAGAAAATATATTATTAGTTATTAAAAACTCTTGGGGTTTTTTTAATGAACCTATAGATGGAATAACTCCCGTAAATGGTAAATATTATATTCCGTTTAATTTATTATTAGAAGAAAAATACAAAACTAATATTTCTTTAATATATCCAAAATATAAAATTGACGCAGCTAAAAGTGCAATTACTAGTTCAACCGCAAGTGGCGGTAGAAAAACAAACAAATATAAAAAAACAAAAAATCGACAAAAAATAAACAAATATAAAAAAACAAAAAATCGACAAAAAACAAAAAACAAAAAATAAAAGTATTTGCGTATTTTATATGAAAAAAAATAGTTTTATAAAACCGATAATTTTATTTATAATTGGAATTTTATATATAATTTTTAGATACTATGTAAAAACAGATTATAAATCAAGTGTGGATAGTTCAACTTTTATTATAACCATTTTAGTTATGATGTTTTTTGGGAACTATTTTCTTGATAAATATGCATGAAAATTTGAATGTATGTATTATTATTATTTTAATGATTGCGCTTTAATAACACTAGATTAAAGGGATTAAAGAGATCGCGGCAATATATCTAGTAGAACTCCCAAATAAAGAATGGCTCTATACAAAGCGCACGTACACGATAGAGCATACACAACTTGGTCCTTTTATGATATTTTAAATTATCAAGTAAATGATTTAAATATTTTTCCAATAGAACATAAACTATTTTCTAACGACATTTTCAGTGTTGATAATGATGGAAATGTCAAAATCGAACATTCTAGCGTAAGGATAGTTAGTTCTATTCCTGGTGTGCTAGTGCTAAAAAATAACAAAACATACGGAAGAAAAAACGGAAAACTCTTGTATAAATGCATACCTGATGATATGAGACTTCCTTCTTTTTTAATTCCGTATGAAATGAAACGCGTCGGATTTTCAAAAGTATTTTTGAATATGTACGTAACATTTTCATACACCGAATGGAACGACAAGCATCCTCACGGAGTCCTGAATCAGGTAATTGGAGACGTCGACGTCTTGGATAATTTTTATGAATACCAGTTATACTGCAAAAGTTTGAACGCGTCTATACAAAAATTCACAAAAGATACTTCCAAGGCTCTTAAGACGAGATCACATGATGCATTTATTGAAAATATCAGTAAGAAATATTCTTCCATTGAAGATCGAACGAACCAATCGGAATGGAAAATATTTACTATTGACCCGCCCACTAGTGCAGACTATGACGATGCGTTTAGCATTCAAGATCTAGGAAACAGCAAACATAAGTTGAGTATATATATAGCGAATGTTACCATTTGGATGGATGTTCTGAATCTATGGGATTCTTTTTCTAAACGTATTTCTACGATTTATTTGCCGGATAGGAAGCGACCAATGCTTCCAACAATTCTTTCAGATTGCTTATGTAGTCTTCAACAAAATAATACACGCATTGCGTTTGTTATGGATATTATTATTGAAGAAGACGAAATCAAGAGCATCGAATATAAGAATTGTATGATAAGGGTAATTAAAAATTATGCCTACGAAGAACCAAAGTTGCTTGAAAATCCAGAGTACAACTATTTGTTTGACGTGACCAAGCGCCTATCTAAAAAATTCAGATATCTTTCAAATGTTAAAAATAGCCATGATGTGGTTTGTTATTTGATGATTTTTATGAACTATCATTGCGCTACGGAACTTTTGAAACATAAGAATGGAATTTTCAGATCTACAATAATGAAAAAAGACGTTTCTATTCCCGACAATGTTCCGGAAGAGGTTAGCAAACATATTAAAATTTGGAATAGCTCGTCAGGTCAGTACCTTGACGGAAGCGATGTAGAAGTGAATACACGACACGATCTCTTAGAAATGGACGCATATATTCATATTACAAGCCCAATTCGACGTTTGGTTGATTTATTAAATATTATCAAGTTTCAACAAAACAATGATATGATAGAACTATCAGAAAATGCTTCAAAATTTTACGACAACTGGATAAATGAATTGGACTACATTAACGTTACTATGCGCGCTATTCGTAAAGTTCAGTGCGACTGCACTCTTTTGGATTTGTGCACAAATAACCCCGATGTTATGGAAAAAATATACGATGGATATCCATTTGATAAAATTATACGAAATGATGGACTTTATCAGTACATTGTTTATTTGCCAGAATTAAAACTTTCCTCGCGAATAACGTCTCGAGAAAATATTGAAAATTACACGCGTTGTAATTTTAAGATGTATTTGTTTTTAGATGAAGATACGTTCAAAAAGAAAATCCGCCTTCAAATGCAACCTTAAACAATAACAATCGGCGAACTCTCGCCTTTTTTTTGTTTTTTCCCGATTTTTTCTCGCTTGTTTTTGTTTTTCGTCGCAGTCTTTCCTAGGAACTGCGGAAATTTTATCATTCCTTTTTTGCTGCATTTTGTAGTGGCATTTACTACACTTATCGCGCTATAGTTAGCCAAGTCAAAATCAAATATTGCGTCGAATAGGTCTGCATCAGACAGCGAATCCGCCGAGTATGAAACATTTCCCATTTTTATATGTTCGTCTTTGGACGCAAGAGTGTTGGCAATAAAATTTTCGTGAACCATTAATGCGTGAATGTCGTTGGCCATCCAAAAGTATCTTATTTTTTCATCTACATCTAAACTTATATCAAATAATTTTCCAGTAGTTTCAAATATATTTGAATTTTTTATATTTTTCATGCAATGTCCACTTTTTAACCCTAGCTGTAAGTTATTCAATACAAATCGTACATCTCCATTTGATTCTTTAATCAGTTTATCCACGTTAGTTTTTCCTATTTTAATATTTTCCGAGGTTATTACTTTACAAACTAACTTGTAGATTTCATCGTAACCTGGTATAGACAACTTAATGTCTAAACAATAATTTGAAATAGGTTTGATATTTTGACAATACCTGTCGTCGCAAATACAAATAATTGGAACTTCCGTTTCTTTTATGCATTCTACTAATGTGGAAATAAAACCATGATCACCTGAACTTGCATCAATATCACTAACAATGAGAGCTTTTTGTTTGCCGTTTAATGCAGTTTTGGTTTTAATAAAAGGTTTTATATAAGTATTAAACGTTTTCTTATCTCTTTCGTCATCGTTAGACAAATTAATAAAATGATAACCATATTTTTCTAAAACTAACTCTGCTAGGATGCTCTTTCCAATACCATTCTTTCCTGAAATAAGAGCGCATTTCGTTTTTTTATTCGATAAATTCCACTCCAACAACCACTTTTCAAAAACAGAGACTTCATTGCGATTCCCTATAAAATCATCCAATTTCTTTGGCTTGTACACTTGTGAAAACATTGTTCTTTACTATTAATAATTTAATAAAAACTGGATTCATTTTTTTATTAAATTTTTCACGTATTGTTATTCATGTGGACTCTTTGTCGATGGTGACATTTGCGGATATGGTTTTAATAATCTTGTTGATTTCTTCCGGTTCTCCTCCATTTGCTTCAGACATAATTTTCAAATACTTGTCGCTTTTTTTGTTTGCAGCGTCATTGTATCCTTTGTTTTCTCTCGTCCATTCACCCACTTGTTTTGCATTTTTGATGGAAACGTGTCGAATCGCCCTTGTAATTTTCTTTTTATCAGTGTCCTCTTTTTCCCAAGAGTTATTATCTTTTACATACAAAGTTTCTCTTTTTGCATCGCTGCAGTGAATAGGACGCTTGTAAACATCAAGTTGTTTCAGACCATTAATGAAAATTCTAGAAATACCTTGCACGTATCCAAGTCTGCCCGTTTCTTCCAAGTCTTCTAGTTGCAACTGGAGAGAATCGATAAAATCTGTGATATTGAGTGCATCTTTACATTTTTCATTCAAAAAGATGTTCAAGTTGAACTTGTTATTATTAGTAGTAGTATTATTATTATTCACAATAGTCGTTTTATTTGCCAGCTCTACGATGGTTTTGTTTTGCTCGATCATCATCTGTTTAAACTCTTGGTTCTGACTGACTAAATCCATATTTTGCTGAATAAGTTTACTAATAATGTCATTTTCCTTTGGTTCTGGCTTTTCCAAACCTTTTTCGTGCGCTTTTTCGTTAGATGCGCCACATTTTTTCTTATGTCTCCATAACCCACTATTATCTTTATACGATTTTTGACAACCATCACATATATACGTCTTGGGATTTTCGGCGTAAAACAGCGCTTTTTCATTGCTAATTATTGAAAAACCATTGCTATTTTCGTTTTTTTTGTGTTTACGTGTTGTTTTATGACGCGCGTAGTCACTTAGTTTACAGCATGAAAAGTCACAAGTTATACATTCAATTTTTTCGGCGCTTTTTGCGCTTTTCTCATTGCCGAGCATTGCTATATATGTCAATGAGAAAAAACGCCTAAATAGTTTTCCGAAAACTTATTTTTCCAAGAAAAATATTCCAATAACAAAATAATATTTATTATTTCTGTATTTAAACCATTATGCTCTAAACTACCTTTTCACAAAAAAGAGAAAATAAAAAAGTCAAAAGTATTTTGGAAAGTGAAAAATGGACATTTATAAATGTCCAAAAACGGATTTCCCAAAAAAGTCTTGAAAACCGGATTTTTGATTTTTTTTATTTATTATTAATTATTAATTATTTTTTATATATTCTATTACACACCTCTCAACCGCGTCTTCCACTTTTGTAACATTATATTTTTTTAACAAGCCAACTTCAAGTTTTGCGTAGGAACGCGTCGAATCTTCAGATTTTTCGATTTCAAAGGTTTTCTGCTTGTGTTTGTTATATATTTCAAGAATTTTAACCGGACTTATCGCTCCATCGCTTACAAAATTACACACGCCAGTTTCTCTACTATCAATCATATCGATCAATTTTGGAAACAATTCGTCTATGTATGTAATTGAAAATTCTACATCGTTAATTTTATTATATGAGAGTAACTTTGTAAGTAAATTTTTACTCGATGTGATTCCGGAAATAGGATAGTTAACACGCAAGTACAATACGTTTTTATATTTTTTAATCATATTTTCTAAATATATGCGACATTTGCTATAAAAATTTGATTCAAAGTTTCCTTCATCCGATTCAGAGTAGGATTTATCATTTTGGAATATTCCTCCGCTTCCAATAGTTGTCAGATGAATGTTTCTATCATTACATAATTTTGCGAGAGTTAACTGATAAATTACGTTGGTTTCAATTGTTTCAACCGGGTTATCATCGCACCAAAAAATATTTGGAACGCCAGTTAAACCGGCGCAGTTGATTACAGCCTTTGGCTTGTATTTATTCAAAATGTTCTCAATCTCTTTCATATTTTCAAGACGAACGTCGGAAAAAATAAAACTTTTATTTTTTTGCGAAAGAGCGTTAACAACTTTGTTTCCCAAAAATCCTTTGTATCCAAAAACGATAAAATCGATAGGTTCCACAAAATTAGGTTTCTTATCTTTTTCTGATAAAATAGGGGTTTCTATGGGTAACACTATGTTTAAAATAGGATCTAAGTAGTTTATATGCGTTGTATTTTCATCTGCAAACACTCCATTAAAGTGATATACAAGAGTCGAGTCATTTTCAAGAGATAGGAATGCATGTCCGTGATTTTTTGGGACTAGTATTTGAAATAGATCGGTTTCTGGATCTAGTGTGTAATATTTAGGAATTAAATAATCGTCGGCGTTTTTATCAAAATTAATGACTATATCAAGTATTTTTCCCCGAACGCACGTGACTAACTTGTCGAAAGGGTTTGAATGTATTCCTCGAAAAACGTTTTGTTTATTAACACTTATGGTGCATTGATGGAAATTTTGTGTGTTGTCTGTTATAGGAAAAAACAGAGTTCCGCGGTTATCTTCAAATTTAAGATTTTGTTTGTGATTCATATATTTAGGTTAATAGTTATTTTTTTTGAATAAAAAGTAATATTGTGCGTTTATTACTTTAATTCTATTTTTGAATAATAATATTTGCAATAATTATGAGCGCCAACTGCAAACAATTAGAGCATTGTCTATGTTGTCTCAAAAAAGTTAATTTAGTCCTTGATTTAAAAAATCAACCTCTTGCAAATGATTTTCATGAAATAGACGATGAGGTTCCTTTATTTCCTTTACAATTAATGGGTTGCCCGAATTGTTTTCACTGCCAACTTTCGCATGTTGTTGATCCTGCCATTCTTTTTAAGAATTATAAATACATCACAGGAACAAACAAAACCATTATTGAGTTTTTTGATGAAAATGCAAAATTCATAACAAGTTACGTAAAAACCCCTAAAAATGTTCTAGATATTGCGTGCAATGATGGTTCTCAACTAGATTCGTTCAAAAAGTTGGGATGGAAAACGTACGGCGTTGATCCCGCTGAAAATATATACTCTATATCAAGTGGAAAAAACCATCATATAGTTTGTGATTTTTGGAATTTTGAATCCGCAAAATTGTTACCTAAAATGGATGTGATTTTGGCGCAAAATGTATTTGCTCACACAGAGTACGTCGATGAATTTTTATGCGCATGCAAAACTATAATGGATGACAATAGTTCATTATTTATTCAAACGTCGCAAAAAAATATGATTTTAAATAATGAATTTGACACGACATATCACGAACACATTTCTTTCTTTAACACGAAATCAATGAATGAATTGGTTTTGCGAAATGGGCTAGTTTTGAATAGAGTTTTAGAGAATGAAATTCACGGAACAAGTTATATTTTTGAAATAAAGAAGGCAATGGATGAATCCATTTATAATGTTGATAAAGTTTTAGAAGATGAGAAAAATAACAATATATTCGATGAAAATCTGTACAAGAAATTTGCTCTGAACTCTATAACATCATTAGAAACATTAAAAAACGCCATTGTAGATTATAAAAATAATGGATTCAAATGTATCGGATTTGGGGCTTCTGCTAAAGGTCAAGTAACTCTTTGCGCCGGAGATATTACGCTTGATTATATTATCGATGAAAGTCCTTTAAAAATGGGCCTTTACTCTCCCAAACTGAATATTCCCATAGTTGGTCTGAAAACATTTGAAAATGACAATGCAGATAAATTTTTGATAGTGATTTTAGCTTGGAATTTTTCGAAAGAAATTATATCAAAAATATCAAGTTTTAACAAAAAAAGTAAGATTGTAATAATTCAAAAATATTTTCCCTTTTTGGAAATAATTGAGTGAATCATTGAGAAAATATAAAAATAAGTTTGTATAATTTTTATATGTTCTTTTACAATATTAATAACACGCATGAATAAAGTTATAAAAAGAATTTGTAGGCTAGTAGGATCAATATTTACTTTTGAAGAGATTTCCGGAAATAATACGCTTGAAAGTGCGTTTAATAATAATATGGTCAAAACAAATTATTATTTAAGAAATACGTCTAACTATTATTTAAAATTAGACGAGTCCAAAAAATTGAACAACTTTGATGAGTTAACGACTTATAAAAAATCTATTTTGAGCTCTTTTAAAAAATTGTGTATTGAGTGCGGAGCAATGCAAAATAATGAGGAGCAGTTTGATATAGAAAAAGTTTTGTTTAAATTAGATGAGTTTTTAGGGTTTTATATTGATTTTCCTGATATTTTTGATAAAGATGAATTTAATTGGTTGCCTTACCTAAACTATAATTCTGACTTAGTTTTGCACAATATAACGTCGTTAGATTCTGTAAATAAGCATTGGGAGGAATATGGAATTTGCGAGAAAAGAGTAATAAATGGGTCAGTAGGGTTATTAACATCTAGAGGGGTTATTTCTCAATCATATTTGAATTCTTTGACGTATATTTTAAAAATTAAAAACATGATTGGAGCTAATTTTAAAAATTCAACCATACATGATATAAATGGAGGAATTGGAATCAATTCGTACTATTTGCGAAAAATGGGATTTAGAAATATTGTACTTGTGAATAAACGCGAACAATGTTTATTATCTTCGTATTATTTGTTAAGTCTTTTTAACGAAGATGATGTTACTTTGTTCAGCGAAAACACTGATAATTCAATTCTTATAGTTCCAAGTTATAAATACGTTGAATTGTCAAGTGGTATTAAATATTTTATTCATTGTGATGGTGAAAATGCAAATGTTGTAAATGCTTCGGAATTTGATTCCCATAATTTTGATAAAAAGTTTATTTTGATTTCTAGTTAAAGACCTTGAATTTATTATTATTTCATAATAAATTTTGCATCAAACTCTTTTAGTTTTTGTGGAAATTCTTCCGCGGAAGGAAAAGCCCCGACAATCTCTCCTTTTGAGATCAATCCTTTTGCGCCATAGTATATGTATCTTGTTAAAAAATTAAAATATTCAGAAACGTCACTATCAGAAAGATAAGAAACACAATATTTCCATTTTATAGCAAACGCATTTGGATTTTTAACCCATTGAGATAATATATAAGGATTATGACTCGGACAAGGTAAATTTTTTGCATTTTTATATTCGGATTCTTTTATAACCACGTTGAATTTGAAGCCACATTCACACAAAAATTTGCATAATTCAGTTTCTATAACATTTACGTAATCCATAAACTCTTTGCATTTTGGTATTCTAAAATCAAGAAAATTGATGATATGTTCCCTCATTATTTTATAATTGAATTCTAAAGGCACACCTATTACGTGCCATTTTATATCATTGCTGTCCCAGTGTCCCCAAAAATCGCAATCTTCGCGCATTGTAGTTATTGTGCGAATAAAATTATTAATCCCATTGATGGGAAACAATAAGCTGTCATTTATGAATATAACCCAGTCACAATCAATGCCTTTATCTCTCATTTTTTTGAGACCAATAGATAATATTTTATAATCCGTCCCGGGTCCTTCATTTGGCACAAAATGAACTTCAAAAGGTAGTATGGTTAGGTCTATATTTTTAATACAGCTTGACGCGGTATAGAATAAAATGTCGTACCCAAGAAAATAAAGAGTTTTTAGCCCATGGATAACGTAATCGGATACTCTATTTGCTGCGTCATAGTGTGCATAAATAACGTAAGACTTATTTATCAATGATCCTTTTTTCGGAAAAATAATATATTCTTCGGCATGTCCATGAAAGTCATAAAATTGTTTTTTATTTTTCCAATTTGCGTAATTGTCAAATTCAACGCGATTCGTTATAGATAATAGACTATAGTCTATGTTTGCAGGGACTAGGTCTTCGAATACATCTTTCATTTTAAGTTTATTGTAAATAAAAGTCTTGCAATAATCATACAAAACTGGAGGAGATGCGTAACAAATTGGGGGATGTTCTGGGTTGAAAATGGGCATTCTCCATATATTTTTAATGAATATTGTTTTATTAAGACGAAATGAGTTTGTTTCGTGATAAAATTCTCTCCGAATATAGTCAGGGTTTTTTAAATCGTCAAGTGTGTCATAAAATAAACAACAAATATTGTATTTATTCTCCGTTAATAGTATTGATAGTCCAAATTCTCCAGTTTTTATTGCGTCCATTTTGTCTTTTTTTTTAGATAAAACAAAGTTTCCGTCTACAATTTGTTCGCACAGCAAATTCATTATATGTTTGGTAATTTTTATAAGAACGAAGTGGCATGAAAGAACAGGTCTTTCAAAGTTATTTATGTATGGAGAACATGCAACAGAGTTGCTTGATACCATTTTATTGTAAAAAGGAAATAACCAATGGTTATTTATATCTTCATCCATAAATGGGCCGGCTGAGCTAGAGTTAATTAAACATAAGTAGTCGTGCGTCAAAAAAATGGGTTCTGTTGTTTTATTTTTAATATAAGAAATTCCGTCGCACCAACCTTCATAGTCGGAATAATTTTCGTTATTGTTGTATATTACGTGCAAGTTTTCTATTTTTGGTATCATTACTTCGCAGTCTTTACCATTAATAATCAAAACGCAAGTTAAATCTAACTTTTGCCATTTTTTATTATCTAAACCATATTTTAAAAAAAATGTTAAATTTGTTTGATTTTTAACTTGGTTTTTTTTTTCGTAGTAAACATAAATCAATAATATTTTGGATTCTTCTAATGGTTTATAATTCGATGACATAATTTTTAATTATATATTAGATATATAATTAATTAAAAAAGTTTGTTTTTATGTTTTGAAATCGTATATTTCGGGGTATTTCTCGGAAATTATTTCAGTAAGACGATCTATTTTTAGTATTTTATCTTTTGTTAAAATATCCGCGCATTCATAAATTAGATTTTTAGATTTTTTTACAATAATTTGTGCCATTGCGTACGCATCATTGATAAGGCCAATTACTTCTGAATCTATTTTTTCTTTATATTTGTCGCTTAAATTTGGATATATTAAACTTTTACCCATTCCATAGTATATTATCATTTTTTCTGCTAATTTGAATGCTTCTTCAAAATCATTAATTGCTCCAGTTGTAACACTAACGTCGTAAAATACCTCCTCGGCTATTCTTCCTGCCAAAAGAATCATAAGATGTTCAAACAATGCTTCTCTTGTATAGATGTTGCTCGTTGAACTTTCGAACATAGTGTATCCAGGACTATTTGGAGATGAAAGATTGATTATAACTTTACTAACCTTTGAATGATGTTTTGAGAGAAAACCTACAATTGCGTGCCCCATTTCATGAATCGCTATTCGCTCAATAATATCGTTAGTGAACTGATGTTCTGTGGGTTGCCAACCTACCATCATTTTACTTATAATAGAATCTATATCCCGATATTCCATCAATGCTCTATTATGACGCAGCGCATTTAACATAGCTTCATTTAAAATATTTTCAATTTGCGCGCCAGAAAGACCTGCGGTCATGTCTACCAAGTCTTTAACGTTAATGGATTTATCGTAAGGTTTGCCTTTTAAATGAATATTAAGAATTGCTTCTCTCGTAAACGAATCTGGAGGTCCAATAAAAATGCGCTTGTCAATTCTTCCAGGGCGAATTAACGCTGGATCAAGCAAGTCTGCTCTATTTGTTGCTCCCATAAGAAAAACTCCTGTCGATGTTTTAAAACCATCTAGAGCAACGAGAAGTTCGTTCAATGTGCTATCTCTCTCATTATTAGACGATTCTCCGTCACCAGATCTTTTTCTTCCAATGGCATCAATTTCATCAATAAACACTATGCATGGAGTATTTTTTTTTGCAAGTTCAAATAATTCTCTTACGCGAGTTGATCCAACGCCAACATATTTTTCTTGAAATTGTGCTCCAGAAACAGGAATGAACGCAGTTTCAGATTCCCCAGCAAATCCTTTAGCTAAAAGCGTTTTACCATTTCCTGGCGGGCCTTCAAGTATAAGTCCTTTTGGAATTCGGACGTTGTAATCGCTGTATTTTTTATAGTTTTTTAAAATATCTATGCATTGGTTTAGCTCTAGTTTTATATTATCATAGCCTCCAATGTCTTTAAAACTTATGTCGGATTTGGTAACTACTTCAAAGTTTTCTGTTTTTTGCGGCTTTCCTCCCCCTGGGTTTCTTTTTGTTCTTATTAAATTTCCATTCATGTCGTAATAATGCCCTTCGTCTGTATCGTCGTCATCATTGTTTTGAATTGGTATGGGTATTCTCATGTTTCCATTTGAAATTATGAGTATTTTTTTTCTAAAAGGGCCGTCAGTTGAATTCGTTTCATCATTATCATTGGTATTATTTTTGCTGAATATAGAGGACATAATTTTTTCAAATTCTTTTTCAGATTGTTCTTGTACTATTTTTTCCGACAATTCTTCATTTAAAATAGCCTCATTTTGTTTGGTAATGTTTTTTGAATTTAATTTTCTGACGTACTCTTCATAATATTTTTTCCCAAACGGACCATAAAATTTTTTAGGAGTTTCCGATTTTACAATAAATTGGTCGTGCAGTCTTGGTGCTGTAAACCCATAAGTTGTTTTAAATGAAAAAAATATAAAAACCCAAAAAAATATTTTCATTAATAATCATGATTGACATTTTAAATTCATGAAACTACCGAATTATTTTCTAGATATACTTATATAAATGTCCGGAAAAAGCCGCAAAATGTGCAGTCATTCTCACAAAAAAAGAGGACCCGTTTGCACTTCAAAACGTTGTAGATGTTATTGCAGATCTTGTAAAAAAACTAGAACCCGTCACAGAGTGCGTAAAATGAGAGGAGGTTGAGGCGGATCCAGTCCTCCTTTAGTAAATCCTACGGCAACATTGAAGTAAAATATAATTCTGAATTATTAGGTATCATTAAAAATATTTGGAATGACGCGCTCACGTGAAGTGTTGCAGCTGATACAAGATACTATAAACGATATTCTAAACGATATAAAGAAAAACCGCGTAATTTATGTAGTCTTATGGTTAAAGTTTGTTCTGACTCATATCCTAAACAACGGGAAGAAAAGTACGCTGAACATTTTGAAAAATACTCATTTCCTTTGAGTAGTTTTCAAAAATATGCTATTGAGGCTATTGTGGAAGGGGATCACATTCTAGTCACCGCGCATACTGGTTCTGGAAAAACTCTCCCAGCTGAATTTGCAATTGAATATTTTGTTTCGAAAGGGAAAAAGGTAATTTATACTAGCCCTATTAAAGCGCTTTCCAATCAAAAATTTTATGAGTTTACAAAGAAATTCCCTGGCATTTCTTTTGGCATTATAACTGGTGATATTAAATGCAATCCGGAGGCAGATGTTTTAATTATGACAACTGAGATTCTTTTGAACAAGTTGTATCAAACCAATGGAACAAAAGCCACAAGTATGTCTTTTGATATGGATATTGAAAATGAGTTGGCATGCGTAATTTTTGATGAGGTTCATTATATCAATGATGCAGATCGAGGAAAGGTGTGGGAGCAAAGTATTATGATGCTTCCCATTAATATTCAAATGGTCATGCTTTCCGCGACTATAGACCAACCCGAAAAGTTTGCTCTTTGGTGTGAAAATCGCGGATTAAAACGCGATGACACAAATTCAAGCAAAAAAGTTTATCTTACAACGACGTATGAGCGCGTAGTTCCATTAACCCACTATTCTTTTATAACTACGAACAATGGAATTTTTAAAGCGATAAAAGATAAAGACTTGGAAAAACAAATAAAAGATTCTACAAACACTCTTTTTACAATTCAGAATTCTAAAGGTGTTTTTGATGAGGTGCACTATCATAAGATGAAGAAAATGTTGGATCTATTTGCAAACAAACAAGTCTTTGTAAAACGATCGCATGTTTTGAATCAAGTATGCAAGCATATGGTGGAAAATGACATGTTACCTGCACTTTGTTTTGTTCTTTCTAGAAAACAATTGGAAGTTTGTGCCAGGGAAATAACGCAACCTCTTTTAGAGTTTGACTCTAAGGTTGGATACAATGTTCGTCGAGAGTGCGAACAAATTATCCGGAAGTTACCGAACTATCAAGAGTATTTGGAGTTGCCAGAATACTTGAATATGGTTTCTCTTTTAGAAAAAGGAATTGCGATACATCACGCTGGTGTAATGCCCGTACTTCGCGAAATGGTTGAGCTTTTGTACGCAAAGGGTTACATCAAGCTGCTTTTTGCAACCGAGACTTTTGCAGTAGGAATTAATATGCCTACAAAAACAACACTATTTACAAGTTTGGAGAAGTTTGATGGAAATGGCATGAGAATGTTGTATTCTCACGAATACACTCAGATGGCTGGACGTGCGGGAAGAAGAGGCTTGGATAAGGTAGGAAATGTGATACACTTGAACAACTTGTTCAAGAATATGAACCTACTTGAGTATAAACAAATGATGTGTGGAAAGCCTCAAACTCTTGTTTCCAAGTTTAAGATTTCCTATAATTTGATTCTGAATTTGGTAGACGTTGGCGATAAAAACTTTACAGAATTTGCAAAACGATCCATGATTCAAAGTGATATTGATGCAGAGTTGGGGAAAATTTACTACAAAATGGCCGATCTGCAGAGTGAAATAGAAAAATCAAAGGGTACAATGAATTATTTGAAAACTCCAAAATATATTTTGGAGGAACACATCGACTTGACAAGAAAATGTCCAACAAGTACAAACAAGAAAAGAAAAGATATTGAAAAACGAATGCAAGATATTCGAAACGAGTATTTTTCTCTAGATAATGATTTGGTTTATGCGAAAAAATATATTTCTAGAGAAAAAGAACTGACAGATCTTGAGGACCAATTTAAACATACTGAACAATTTTTGAATAATAATGTCCTGACTATTGTTGACTTTTTAAAAGAAAATGACTTTATAAAAACCGACGAAGAAGGTTCTATTTCTCTTACATTCAAGGGATCACTTGCAAGTCACTTGCGCGAGGTTCATTGTTTGGCTTTTGCAAATATTCTAGAACAAAAAAGTCTTGAAGATTTGGATCCGCGGCAACTAGCCGCAATTTTTAGTTGTTTTGCAAATGTAACAACGAGCGACGAAAAAAAAATGCTTGCTCCTTATTGTGAAGATAAAAAGGTTCAAAATATGATGTTAGAGTTGAAGAAAATGTACGAGTTGTACATGAAAACTGAGGACGAAAAAAATATAAATACTGGAACTGATTATAATATGCAATTTGATATAATGACTTATGTTATGGAATGGTGTGATGCAGAAAACGTAACCGATTGCAAATTAGTTTTACAGAAAATGGAACAGGAAAAAGACATTTTTTTGGGAGAATTTGTAAAGGCTCTTTTAAAAATAAATAATATTTCGAGTGAAATGGAAAAAATTTGTGAAACAATGGGATCTGTTGAATTTTTAAGTAAACTCAGGGAAATACCTACGCTAACTTTGAAATTTGTTGCAACAAACCAGTCTCTATATGTGTAGTTTTTTCAAATCCGCAATTTTTCTTGTCTCGCTCATCGTCAGAGTCTTCTACAAAAACAACGCTCCATCGTTTCAATTTATCTTTTTTGGATTTTTTTCTTTTTATATTTTTTTTTACAACTATTTGAGTCATATGCAATATATTTGTTTAAAGTTTTAACTTGTTTTACACTCTTGAAGAATTAAATCTATGCTCTAAACGCTACAATATTTTCTCGTTTTCTTAGCCTTTCTTCTCCTCTTACTCTTCTTATATTTTCTTGACTTCTTTGGTTTTGTCTTTATCTTTGTCTTTTTACCACCTTCGCTACTATCAAAATGACATTTTTTTTCTTGCAAGTTGCAAGTTCCATTTTTACCTAAAAACTTACAATCTGCGTCCGTCTCGCAATTGCTAAGTTTCGCCTTTGCTTCAGTTCTACGTTCATCATCCAATACGTCTAACTTAAATCTTTCTAACCCATTTGCATTCGTATTATCAAACATTAGCTGTTCGTCTTTATCAGAAAAGTTTTCCTTTGGAGCTTGCCAAGTAGATGGCAAGATTAACACATTTTCATCATTTTTAATTATTTTATACGGAATGTTTGCTAAATTAATATTAAAAAATTTCCAATAATCTTTATACGAATGCAAGTCCCCCATAAACAAGTTTACTTTTGGTAAATAATGCTCCATTTGATAAATTCCACCTTCTCTAAGAATTTTGTAGAGAGTTTCTAAATCTAATTTATCGCCATAGCACGATCTGTCTTCATAAATATTATTAATTAAAACTGGGAATAACCTAACCAAATTTTCTTTCCACTTCGGTTTTTTGTCATCATAAACTAAAAGAATCACTTGTAATTCAGGATGACTTCGTAAATATTGTTTATTTTGTTCAAGGAGGTGGGGGGCATAATTTTTCGTTGTTATAAAAATAGTCGTTGGTTTTTTTTCTCTATCGTGCCCTACTTTTTTTGTTACAAACCATTCTATATCAGTAATTTCTCCGTGCACACCATCTCCTGCGCACATAGTCATATTTATGGGTTGTTCCAAGTCGTCAAAAAAATCTGGTAACACTGGATTGTCTAAATCTAAGTCAATAATTCTATTATCTTTGGCCATACATAATATTATTATTATTATTTACTTTACCGCCGTAAATATGTCTATACATTCTTGCTTCCATTCGCTATCTCCGGTTGGGATATATGTATACATTATAGTAGAAAATGAACGCCATGTTATTTTATGATTAAGACTTTCGGGTGCCATATACGCCATGTCCTCGTATATAAATTTTTTCATAGCATTTTTAAAATTAGTCTCTTCGTCGGGAATTATATTGAAGATTCGAAAGGCTACTTCAATAATTTCTCGTGGTTTTTGTTCCATGTTATAAAATATGCTTTTATTTTTTTCAAAATCTTTTTTTCAATTTTTTTGAATAATGATATAGATATGTTTGACATAATATACAAGATGATTATATCAAATAAATATGAAGTCTTAGAAAAAATAGGACAAGGATGCTTTGGACAAATATATAAGGGTCGTAATATTCGAACTGGGGAGAATGTTGCTATTAAAGTTGAGCCTATTGTAAACCAAACAAAGTTGTTAAAGAATGAAACCAAAATATATCAGTATTTAGCCCAGGGACAAGGAATACCTCAAGTAAAGTGGTTTGGTGTCGACGCAAAAAACAACTACATGGTAGTTACATTATTGGGAGATTCTCTTTCCGATGTAGTTAAAAAGAAGGGTGCCTTTTCTCTCGAAGATGTTTTGAAAATAGGAAAACAACTGCTTGAGAGGCTGCAATACGTTCATAAGATGGGATTAATTCATCGAGATGTTAAACCAGATAATTTTTTGATGGGAAAAGACAACGTTATTTTCTTAATAGACTTTGGTCTTTGTAAAAACTACGTGGTTTCTGAAAAACATATAGAAAACAAGTGTTTGAGTAAAATAATGGGCACGCCTAGTTTTATAAGCGTTAATGTTCATAATTTGAACCAGCCTAGTAGAAGAGATGATCTTGAGTCTATGGTTTATGTATTACTTTATTTATATTTTGGCGATTTGCACTGGATGGATTGTAGAGACTTGGATGAAATAAAAACAAAAAAAATAGAATTAATTGAAAATGATAAAATTCCAAAAATAATTAGAGATATTTTATTTTATACTAGAGGGTTGGATTATGATGAAAATCCAAACTACAAATGCATTCTAAAACTTTTTGCATCGGAATAGAATACTTAAATTATTTATATTACTCAAAATAATATAAAGCTAATTCAATTATGAATATTATAACTAGGATGTCGTCGGATGATTCTGTTGAAACAACTGCCCCCGTTACAAGCTCGGTGGAGCTTTTTACTGGCCGCGTAAAGTGGTTTAATAACAAGTCTGGTTATGGTTTCATTACTGTAACGGACAGCTCGCGTGCCGGGTCGGACATTTTCGTTTACCATAGTGCAGTTCAGGTGAGCAATCAGCAATACAAATACCTCGTTCAAGGCGAGTACGTTGAGTTTAAGTTGGTCGCCACGGAAGGAGGGGCGCATGCCGTGCAGGCATCTGAAGTGTGTGGCATTAAAGGAGGAAAGTTGATGTGTGAAACTAGACGCGAGTTTAAGATCACGCGTTCCTCCTACAAGTCATCCTCTGAAAATGATGAGGTAACTACCACAGCTGACATTGGACCACGATCTGTCGGAGTTCCTAGGGATTATGAGGCAAAGAAGCCTCGCGTCCGCGGTTCTGGGCCTCGCGACGGAAGTGAGTGGCAGGTTGTAAAACCTGGATGCGATCGTCCAGTCAACGCGGGTCGCGGTAGAGGAAGGCCTTCCCGAAATTCTGAAGCTTCGTCGGAATCTAAAAAGGAGTAAAAATAGATTTTTCCGTGGGAGCTTTTAGTGGATAGATATTTGCAATGTTTTAACAGAAAAGAACATTACTATTTGTGTTATATTTAACAAATAGTAATATATTTGTAATTATATGCAAGTTTCGGAAATATTTTCACAGGAAAAAATTTTAGCGATGGAGGAATTAAATTCAAAACTTTTAAACAAAAATCCTGCTCCAAACAGCAATATTATTTTTGCTTATTGTCCTCCAAAAGTAGGTTCAACAACGCTAGTTACTTCTTTGCGTTTATCTGCAGCTCAAAAGTTTACTATTATTCATATTCACGATAAAACTTTGTTTTCTGCTATATCGGAGAATGAATTTATAGGTCAAATTGAGGTGAATGACTATATTTTATATAATAAACTTCTTGGGAAAAATGTGTATGTAATTGACATATTCAGATCTCCTATAGAGAGAAAAATTTCGGAATTTTTCGAATATATCGGTACGCTTCATTTTAATAATTCGGAGCAAAACATTAATACTTATAATGTAGAAAAGGTGTTTCGAAGATTTAATAATTTGTTTCCTTATTTAGGAAACTCCGACCATTATAAAGAGTTTTTTGGTTTGACTAGTTTTCCCGATAAATTTGACTTTGAAAATGGGTATTTAATTCAAGAAATGGAAGGAGTAAAGTATATAAAATTGCGATTGAAGGATTCAGCGAAATGGGGGAATATTTTGACTTTTATTTTAGGAACTCCAATTACTATTGTTAACGACTACGAAACGGAAAATAAACCTCTTTCAAATCTTTTTAGAAATTTTAAAATGTTTTATAGGATTCCGTCAAATTTTTTAGAAGACTTGAAATGCGATGCGTCTATTTATTATTATTACAATGAAGAAGAGACTGCGGAATATATAAATTTTTGGGAATCAAGACAAGACGCGTTTTGTACATCGTACACAAATGATGAATATATTTTTTACACGCAAATGTGTTTAGAAAATCAAAGCCAAAATATAATTCAGACAAAACACTATATAGATATTGGGTGTCTTTGTGTTGCGTGTTCTTTGAAAAGATCGTCGATATTATCCAAAGCAATGAGGGGAGAAGTTGTAACAGAAAAAATTGTACATGAAGATGCAGTGAATGAAATTAAGAATGTTATTTCTATAAAGAATAGAATAATTCAACAAAGAGTGAATAAATTAAATGAACAAATTAATAGTAGCAATTTAAGAATTTATAGACCTTCTTCTAGAGGTACTTCTGTTGTTAAAAACAATATGAAAAATATCGTAAATAAGTAATTTTTTGTATAAAAATATAAATAACTTAGATATGGATGAGATAAGCAAAAAATTTTTAAATGATTCTGGGATTTATTTTGAAAATTTAGAAGATCTGAATGGTCAAATGATTCCAAGAGAGTCGCTATTAAACCCTGTAAAATATGAGGAGTTAAAAGAGAGAATAGTTTCATTAAAAAAATTATATAGCTCTTCTTCTTTAACAGGACTGCAAAATGGAGCTGATATCAAACAAAAATGGCCACTTTTAAACATCGTTCGTCAGTTATTAAATGTTTATAAAATGGAAATGGAACCAATTCGTAAAAGCGATGGTTATACACCAAATGGCGTTAAAAAATATAAACGTTATTTTCTTATTAAAAATACGCAATAAGTTATTTAGTTTTATTGCATTTTTTATTTTCTTGAACGATATTTTTTGGATTTAGATTTTTGTTTTCTATATTTTTTTATCTTTCCGGTTCGTTTTCTCATCTTTCTTCCGCCAGCCCTTGCAGAGGAGGCAGGGGCAGAGGGCGCCGGAATTCCAATATCCAATACCTGTGCTGTTGGAACTTCATGTCCTCTATTATCTCTTACAAAAAAACGTTCTGGAGCTAGATCTTTTGGACCCACTCCCAGAGTGACTTGCCGATCTCTGCTCTGACTAAATGCATCATTACTACGATCCTGAACAGCATAAAGTGGTTCCAACGTTTCTATTCGTTCGGCTGCTTCACCTGGTAGAGATGCATATTCTTGCATCATAGAATCGGGTGTAGCAAACGCTCGGTCAAATGCAAAATACTCTTTAGTAGATAAGTTAAATAACCTCATAAGGACAAGTATTAACAAACGAATTGGTAATAAAAACGGAAAAGCTACTCTTAAACTAACGCCAACAACACCAATAGTACCAAGAGCACTGATCATTAAAATAATACCTAAAGGTATAAACACAAGTTTTAATGTCAAATCTAAAATTAATTTTAAAACGCATAAATCTGGTCTTGAAGCACTGCATGGAATTTTTTTTATACGATCCTCAATTTGCGGCAATATGTCTTCGAGTTGGGTTGGGTTGGGTGAGCTTCTCTATATCTAATTTTTTCGGAATTTGTTAACGCGTCTACATGGCTTAAAGTTTCCATTTCTGGAATTTCTATAGCTGGTTCTGCCATTGGAATATTTTGCACGCCTTCAGCTAAAGGAAGAATCTCGTTGTCATCTGGTAATTGTAAAGCGAGGGAATTTGTGTCTGATCTTCCTTGTCCACCTTTCCGCTTTCTAGTTCTCTTATTTCCACGCCCGCGTCCTGTCATTCTATTGTATGTTCTTGCCATGCTATTTTTTAACCCAGTAAAACCTGTTCTCGGAATTGCTTCATTTAATGCAATCCGTACATCATCTAATTTTGAAATAATCTTTAGTTGTTCTTTTGTAGTAACTTTGTCACTATACGCATCTATAATTTTAACAACTTGATCCCTAATAAATTTTTTCCCAACTGGTAATTTTGCTAAAATATTTGGGTCAATCTGATTTAAAAGTACCATTGTTTCTTGTTCATTCTTCGGAATTTCGGCTTCTAATTCGCGTAATTTTATTTTAGCATCATAATTTATTTTGCTTTCAGATGGAATATTTTGAAGTGGTTTGTCCATAATATAATAAAACACAATTTTTATTAGTAAATGCAATCTTTTAATTTAAACATTGTATTTATATATCTTATAAATGAGGTTGTTTGTGAATTTAGTTGCCACAATGTTACTTTTACGAACCCAGTCTTTTCATTTAAAACGCTCTACACGCGGGTTTGCAAAGGCATTAAACGTTAAAAAGGAACTTGGAGACTATAAAAGCATGTTTCCCATTTATAAACCAAAATCTGAAAATCAAAAAAAATACGTAAAATACTTATCCGATGCAAAGACTCGTTTAATTTTTATTGTGGGACCTGCTGGAACTGGAAAAACTTTATTTGCGTGCAATCAAGCAATAATTGACTTGAAAAAAGGGATCATTGAAAAAATTATCATTACTCGACCCGTTGTTCCGGTTGAAGAAGACATCGGATTTCTTCCTGGAAATATAAATAAAAAAATGGACCCATGGACAAGACCAATATTTGATATATTTTTAGAATTTTATTCCCAGAGAGATATTGATTTAATGGTGCAAAATGGGGTTATTGAGATCTCCCCGCTTGCGTATATGAGAGGGAGAACTTTTAAAAAAGCATTTGTAATCGCAGATGAAATGCAAAATAGTTCTCCAAATCAAATGATGATGTTAACTACTAGACTCGGGTCTGGAAGTAAAATGGTTGTGACTGGAGACTTGAAACAATCCGATAAGGGAACTTATAGTGGTCTTTTGGATTTTATTAAAAAATTTGACATATATGAAAAATTATTTGAGAAAAAAAGGGAAACAGATGCATTATACAATGAAAAGTTTAAGGAATCAAATCATTACACTGGGATTAAAGTTGTTGAGTTAGAAACATCGGATGTAGAGAGAAGCCCCATTGTGTCTAGAGTTTTGGATATTTACGATGAAGAAAAAAATATTAATGAACTTGATGCGCTTAAAAAAAATGAAACAAAAATAATAATTTCAGAACAAAATGGTAAAACTATTCAGGTGGAAGGTGATGCAGCTCTTATTCCTTTAAAGCACAAAGAAATAATCGACAAATATTTTTTTCAAGTAAATTAATTATCATTAACTGCCAGTTTTAAAAGAATCCAAGCCCCTGCTGTTGACCACATGAGCGTTATGTTATTTGCCCCTTGATTAATGCCCCAGCGTAAAGCCTGGCAGTGGGGCGCCGCGGTTAAAAAGGGAGAAAGAATAAATCCGCCTAAAGAACTTGACGTACACCAATAGACATACGAATGCGCTGCCAAGTAGTGAAGAAGTATCCATAGGAAGTAAATCCCAGCAATCTTTCCAATTTCTCGGAAATAGACGGGGACATTCATAAATAAGATTTTGCGAGTTTCCTCCATTGTTTGCTTTTGTAAATTCCCGTAAATTTTTTTTCGTTTCAATTTTTTTGGTTAAAATAAAAATAATTTTTATAAAAATAACTTAATTTTTATAAAAATACTTCTTCTGCGCATTTTGATTCATAATTAATTTCAATAATATCTTTTATTTTGTTATTTAAAAAAGGCACAATCATTTTATGCGTTATTGTAGTATAAAATGTTGGATTTATTATTATTATTTTTTTGAGATTTTTACTAAATTTACTTGAAAGTAGTTTTGTCAACTCAAACGCGACATCTGTCTGCATTGCGTGTGTAAGACCAAAACCTAAACTATCAAATATCCAAACCCATTCTTTATTTTCGGGTATTTCACTTAACGCGCCATCGTAGTGATTCAGAATACCTTTTACATCATAATACAACTTAGCTTTTGACGGACATGTGTAATAATATATTATTCCGTCTTTTTCTAAAATTTTTGTTAATGAATGACTATTAGGTAGCAATTTACATATAGGACACGTGTATGACATTATTTAATATGAAGGATAATAAATTATTTATAAAAAATACGAGCTTTTATTATAAATATTTGGCAATTAAAAAAATCTTTTTTTAAATTTACTTTTTTTAAAAATACTAATTCTGATGGTGTGAAAAATTTTATCTATCCGAGAGTTCCGGTCTCTCCCGGTAGATGAACTTCTTTCCTCGGACAATAAAAGCATCGCCGTACGAGGGTTCCTGCACTTTCATGTCTTGGTTGAGAGCCCACACTGGAATTGAAGAAAGGCTCCATTGCTCGGAATTATCCTGCCAGTAACGCCCAACGTCTCTGTCTTCCTCGTAGTAGTTGAGATAAAGAATCTCATTTCTCCACCCATGCCTTGAACCCATAAACCGGTGAGGGCCGGGACCAACTTGTTTATCCGCGTTTTCCATGGCCAAAATTGCTGCGGCTTTAAGTTTTTCTTTTTTTTGCGGATTTTTCTCCAAGTGGTACTTTCGGATGTCGAGCTTTGCCCTGTTAATAGCTCCCCATAGGGTAGTCGGAAGCTTAGACATTATTGCCTACTTTGATGTTTTTGCCTACACTAAAGAAATGAAAAATCAAATCAATTTTTTTTGGATGCATAAATAAAAATCATTTCAATTTTTTGAACGCGCGGTTTGTAAAAAAAAATAACACTCCATGTGCTTTTATTTTCACCCAATGAGGGACTTGAACCCTCGACCACTAGCTTAAAAGGCTAGCGCTCTACCGACTGAGCTAACCGGGTTTTTGTTAGTTTTAAAGTCTAACAACTTTTTTGCACGCGGTGGGGTTCGAACCCACGCATCAATGATAACAGGTCTTAAGTCTGTCGCCTTAAACCACTCGGCCACGCGTGCATTTTCCGATGCGGGGAATCGAACCCCGTTTCCATGGGTGAAAGCCATATGTCATAACCGGTAGACCACATCGGATTGTTTTGCTGTTTCCATTTGTCTTCAAGACGATAATGTTTGAATTTTGGTATTGCTGTCTGGAAACAAAATTTAGCTCTTACTGGGATTTGAACCCAGGATAGCAGATTCAAAGTCTGCGGTGCTAACCACTACACTATAAGAGCCAGTGTCAGTTTTGGGAAATCTGACAACTCAATTTTGGGCTTGGCGCCCTAGTACCCGATAAGGGACTCGAACCCTCAACCTCAAGATATCATCTTTGGGTTTACCTTTATTAAAGGTAAATTAGAAGTCTTGCGCTCTATCCAATTGAGCCAATCGGGCTATGCATTAGTTTTGGGAGGTCTAATAACTCAATTTTTTGGGGCGCTAGTCCCCGAACACTCACCCCATCCCCTAAAGGGGTCACCCGATGAGGGGCTCGAACCCTCGACCACCAGCTTAAAAGGCTGGCGCTCTGCCAACTGAGCTAACCGGGTTTATTTGCAAGTTTTGGGAGTCTTGCAACTCATTGCTCGATGTGGGGATTGAACCCACGACCCTCAGCTCATAAGACTGATG